AAAATCTTCTAATCCGCAAAAAGCGATACTTTCTTCATCATAGAAACTAAAGCCGTTTTCGACATCTTCGATTTCTTCAAATGTCATATCCAGATTATTTGCTTTCACCATCACTTCTTCAATGTTGATATAAAGGCTATATTCTTTACCTTCAAAAATCCATTCGTAGTTTTGATCTTTGGTTTGGCGACAATGCTCAATTTCAGCAAAAATAGCGGTTAACTCTTTTGGATTTGGCACAATCTCGGTATTTAACCAACGAGCAAATGCCTCGTGATCCATTGAACATTTGGCAATAACGCCGTGCATGGTATGTGTAAATTGGTATTCCATCATTTTCTCCTTTCAAACAAGCGGTCGGATTCGTTTGGTTTTTTGCAAAATATTATAACGAAGTGACCGCTTGCAACTACAACTTAACCTTTCTTCAAAATCTCTTTTAAAAATCTTGCCGTATGGGATTTCTTATCTTTTGCCACCTCTTCAGGCGTACCTTCGGCGATAATCTGTCCGCCACCGCTACCGCCTTCAGGACCTAGATCGACAATCCAGTCTGCCGTTTTGATCACATCTAAGTTATGCTCGATCACCACAATGGTATTTCCTTGATCACGCAAGCGGTGCAATACGGTCAATAATTGTTTAATGTCGGCGAAGTGTAATCCTGTCGTTGGTTCATCAAGAATATAGAGGGTTTTGCCCGTACTTGTAACCCTTCACGCCCTACACTAAAGCTGATCGTGCATTGCTCTAAGCGAGACGTTTCAAGATCGTTTTGACTAAACAACGCATTCACACCCAAAGTAATTCGCAAAAGATCAATATCAGGGTCAATCACCGTGCGAGAAATAGGGTGTTCTAATTTCACTTCTGCACCCACAGAAACTTCTCGCTCTGACGCATCAAAATCTTCAAGGGGTTGCTGGTCTTGATAGCCTAAACGGTAACGAATTAACGTATTTTGATAATTCCATTCCCCTTTCGAGTTTTTGATCGGCGTGTAATCAAAGAAGGCACTCTGATACTGATCTGCTGTCACCGCACCACGAATAGGACCGAGCGAAATTAAGCCAATCGCACTTAATCGCTGTGCTGATTTTAGGTTATCGGGTGCTTCGTAAGGTGTATGGCCACCACCGCCTGAACTTCCGCCCATAATGTTTCTCCAATAAAAAAGCCGTTACAGTTTCCTGTGCGACTGTAATTTGTTTACGTTGTCACATCATCAAAGGTATCAATACCCTGCGAAATCAAGATAAGACTTGTCATCATTTTTCCGTAAAGCAACGGAATCGGTCTGCCTTGAGGGGTAAGATTGCGAATGTTTGAGAATGATGTACTTTGCTGTTTTTCGCTATCACTTAATTTCGTGTTCATATCTGGTGGACGAGCAAGCATTTGCATCGCCCCTCCTAATAAAAGACTAGCCCCCATACTTCCCATCATCATTGCAGTCATCCCTTGAACCATTCCGAATCCCATTGGACCAAGCATAAAGGCGGCACCAATTAAAAATGCACCAGCAACAATACTAAGGACACCCGATTTCCCCGCCCCCGCCACCACAGGCGTAAAATGTACAGTGCAATCATCTGCAAGTGTCATTGTAGGATTGGTTTTTATCTGCTCTTCGCTTAAATAGCGTTTTCCGATTCGGACTTTGTAATAGCCTTTCCGCAAATGTTGGCTCAAACCTTGAATCTGACTGAGTAGTCCGCTCATCAGCTCTTTAAAGGAACTGACTTCAAGCACTATCGGTTCGTTAGGCTCAAATCGTTTAAGATCGCCGTAAAATTTAACTCTGACCATTTCGGGTATCTCCAAATACTATGCGTTTGTTGTAACCAAGCACCGTCATAAGGCACACGGGCAGACAATCGCCCTTCGCTGTGGTGTAACATCATTTGATGACCAAGGTAAATGCCTGCGTGATTAGCCACATCGCTACCAATTTGCAGTAACACAATATCGCCAAGCTGGGGCTGTTCTTCAAAATCTAACCGCTCAAAGCCAAAGCGGAGCAAGTTTTCTTCATACAAGTTGCCTGATTTAAACCATTCAAACTCGTACTCCACATCGTCAGGCAAATCCAATCCCGACAACATATAGGCATCAAGTAAGATGTTGCGACAATCTTGCTTGTTATTCTCAAACTGACGACCAACAAGCGGTGCGATTGGGCGGAATTTTTGCAATTTTCCGTCGCAAACCAACCAAAACGGCAGATTTAACCGCACTTGACATTCTCTATCTGCGGTTGATAGATAAGGCAAACCCTTCTCGGTGTCTGAATCAGGGTGAGAATGAACAACCGCCACAATCTCACCTACGCTTTCCGCCCGAATCCAATCATCAGGTGAAATTTCAAAATGATTAATCAGATCGACAGCCACATTTTCACAAGGAAAATAACGTAACTCACCGCCCTTAGAAACGACAAAACCGCAACTTTCGTGCGTTTCTGAGCGTTTGGCGTGATATAAAATTTGTTCTGTAAAAGAGATATTTTGCATTATTGTATACAACCTATTTACAAGTTAAGATTTAAGCGTATACTTACTGTATACAAAAAGGATAACCACAATGATTCTCTCGTTTAAACATAAAGGCTTAAAGCTATTTTTTGAAACAGGTTCAACAGCAGGTATTCAAGCTAATCACGCTTCTAAATTGCGTCTTCAACTTGCGACACTAGAAAACGCTGAAACTGTTTCTGCAATGAACTTTCCTGGTTGGGATTTACACCCATTACAAGGCAATCTTGTTGGACATTGGAGTGTCAAAGTCAATAAAAACTGGCGTTTAACCTTTAAATTTGAGAACGGTCACGCAGAAATTGTGGATTATCAAGATTATCATTAAGGAGCTGAAGAATGAGAATGTTTAACCCGCCACATCCAGGCTTATTGCTAAAAGAATACCTAGATAATGCCGACACTAGCATTACTCAAATTGCTAAACAACTTGGTGTCACTCGTGTCTGTCTATCTCGTATTATCAATGAAAAATCAGCAATAACCCCTGAAATGGCACTTCGTTTAAGTCAGCTATTGCCTAATACCACACCCAAATTATGGTTAGGTATGCAAGCAGATTTTGATTTGTGGCAATTAGAACAGCGTGCTACATTTCACATAGAACCGCTATTTGCTTAAGCCCCATACTGCGTTGTACTTGGAAAGCCCCCAAACGGTAAAATGGCATTAGCCCCGAATCTCAGCTTGCAACCACGCAAACAGTGGGAACAAGCGTCTTTTTTCGGATCGGTTGTCGGGTTATCTTTTTCATCGGCAACAGGTCCGCCTGTGTAGCCACACTCCGCAGAGCGATATTGCCAAATACAGGTGTCTGATGTAATCATCAACAACGGTATGCGAGCATTATCTGTTTCAACCCTAATGCTCCACTGAGTAAGTTTTTAGCTCCAACCGCAGCACTACTCGCAATCGATGCTCGCTGAGAAGCAGTTGCAAGATTATTCATTGCGGCTGCTTCCGCATTCACAAGGCTGGTAATCAATGTTGCTTGTTGAGCCATTTTAGCCTCAATCGCTGCTCTAGCTTTCTTGGTTCGTACTAATTGCATTTCTGAATTCAACAAATTCATTTTGGCTTGTGCAGCCGCTAATTCTGCCGCTGCTTGGGTTTGTGTGGCTTTCGCAGCGATTAAACTCGCTTGCGCTTGTCTGTGTGTTTCCACTCGAGCAAGAACCAACGTTGAAATAAACTTAGCACCATTGCCAGCTGCAATTGCCAAAAGCACACCGGCTAAATATTCAAAATTCTGCGCAAGAAAAGAAACGCCGGCTGCTAAATTTTCTGTAATACCTAAAGTGCGGTTTTGTTCGTCTACAAATTTCATAAATGCGTTTTCCATTTGTTGCATTGCACCACCAAATGAAATCGGCATTTGTTCAAATTTTTGGTTAATTTTTTCTGTTGAGCCATTAAAGGCGTCAAAAATCAATTTAGATGTTAATTGTCCTTCGCTTGCCAGTTTTTTCACTTCAGCACGGCTTTTACCCATATATTCCGCTAATACATCAAGAATAATCGGGGCGGATTCCGCAATGGTTTTAAATTCATCACCTTGTAATTGCCCTGAACCCAAAGCTTGCGACAACTGAAATAATGCACTTGCTTGAGCCTCAGCACTCACACCACCGACAGCCATTGCTTTATTCATTGTTTCAGTAAATTGCAGAATGTCTTTTTGCGCATAGCCATAATCTTTTAAAGCACGAGCTGAACGCGTGTATAATGAAGTTGTCGCCTCTACATCTGTTTTACATTCACTCAGTGATTTAGGTTTTGTTGCAGATGAACCACCTGCACCACCGCCACCACCGCTTGAGCCAGAGCCTTTTAGAATAGAATCTTTGTTAGGGTAAGCATCCACTAAAGCCTCTAACGCCTCTTCAAAATCCGCACGTTGCCCTGGTTTCACTCGACTGAAAATTTCGTTGCCAAGCGCATCTTTTGCCAAAATTGCACCGTTTTCATCAATGCTAAAATGCTTACCAAAGAACGCTTGAGCCACATCAACAGGCATTGCCAATTTCTCTGTGACAAACTTAGAGCGAGCGAATGAGCCGCCAATTAACTCAGTATGTAACTGCCCTTGTACTTTCTCTGCTAACGCTTTGGCATCTGCCAGCTTTTGCTCATAGCCCTTAATCACTTCTTGTTTAACCTTTTCCGCTTCACCTGCATCAATCAGTTTTTTAGCGTCAAGGTTTTCCACCGTTTTTAAGGCTTCTTTTGCTTTTGCCACATCATCAATTCCGTCAAACTTTTTGAGTTCTGCTTCCGCTTTCTCTTTAGCCTCACGGTGTTGTTTGTTTTCAGCATTGAGCGAAGAAATTTTCTGCATTGCTTGCGGTGCATCAAAAGGGATTTCCTTCCCGTCATCGTGGATATACACAGGTTTACCATCTACAACCACAACATTGCCTTTTTCATCAAGTTTTAATTTCATTTGGATTTCCTTCCTAAGTGAGTTTGTGTTTCTTCCGAAACGTGGATAATAAAAAACCGCTTATACATTGCTGTATAAGCAGTTTGGTTGAAATTTAGGTATAAAAAAACCTAGCACTTAGGCTAGGTTAATAATTGTAGCTCCACAAAATGAGAAAGGGAGCTACAACGGAAATAGCTCTGCTTAATTTAATTTCATCATTCTTTCATAGGCTTCACGCTTGCTTTCTCGCAATGATTGTATTTCTGACTTCGTCAGCTGTCTTACGTGAATTGAGGATAAATCTCGCTTCCCATTCTGTGAGTTTTGAGAAATCATAGCCAAATTCTTCTGTCCACCAGTGTTCAATACTGCCATATTTTTCCCTCAATTTTTAGATAATCGTAATTGTACAGAATATTGTTTTCCTGTCAAAGCATAAGCACCAACAACTTTGCCATTTTGTTGCTCAATATACCCTTTAAGGCTGGCTAATGTACCGCCTTGCGTTTGAGTATCATCGAGAATAATAGCCAGTTGACCTTTAGGATATTCTCCATCAAATGCAGGGGAATAAATCAATCTATGCCAACCATCACCTGCTGTTCTAGAAACCTTAGTTGCTTGAACAATGGAAAGATCGACTTTTACATTCAATTTCTTCGCTAGCACTGTAGCAGTTGCTACAGGAATCATATTTCTACCAACAGCTTCTTCAGCGTGAACTGGAACAATAATAACATTCCGACCAGCGATGATTTTACGCAATTTCTCAATTGCTTCATCTGAAACAAGATCTTTTGCCAAATGGTAAGCTGCATCAATATCCCCTCTCTTAGCTAATTCATAAAGAGGGTGAGATGTTGCATCACCTAATTTTCTATCTATAACTGTATCGGGAAAATCGTCTGACCAATTTGAACGCATTTGTTTTATTACTCCATCTTGAGTATTAAATTTTGCATTTAAATTTGCCAAAGTCAACGGTCTACCACTCTGATCCAACATATCCGCAAAAGTAATTACACCTCTACGCCATAAACCCGCCTTACCTTTCCCTAAAACCTGATCTTGTTGCTCTGGCGATTTGCTTTTCAACCAATTTTCGTAGTTAATCTGCTCTGATACAGGACCATCTTGACTTGCTCTTGTGCTTGACGGCATTTCTTCCGCATCAATCCCAAGCTCTTTCCAGCTCTTGGTTACAAGCTGTAAAATACTGCGACAACGTGGGTGTAAAGGCGGTCGTTGATAAGGTACATCGTGGTCTATCGGCTTTTTATCTAAATCCCACATTAACCCATCTCTTAATTGACATACCGTTGATGTTCGTGTGTCTAAGGTGGAAAGGTGTTTTTCTCCTGCCAAAATATCAAGGTTTTCATCTCTTAAGGCTTGATGAGCTTTATCTGCCACTTTAGCCACTGCAGTAATGACTAAGGTTTCAGCGTGTCTGCGAGACGTATTCATCAAATGCTTAACATCAGTAAGCATTTGACTTGTTTGCTGACCGTCTAACAACCCTTGGCGAATAATTCCCTCAAACTTAAAGGCAAAATCATTTCCTTGCTTTGCCCACCAATCTTCTAAAGGCGAACCTGCAATAATCGTTGCGGTTTTATTCGCTTTTCGCTTATATTCAGGCACTGGATTAAAAAAATCAAAGCCGACTTCATCATTATAAAGCTGATGAATATGTTGGGTTTCGGCCGCAAAAAAACCGCTTAACTCGTCTTGCGTGTAAGCGGTCATTTCTTGATAGACTTTTGCCACTTCTTGCTTAAGCTCCTTAAGCAGTGTGTCTAATTGTTTTTTAGGTAAAGCATCCACACCTGCAGCAGCTAAACGATTGAGCAACTCACGTTGTGTTTTACTCAGCTGTTTCATTACCTGCTGTCTAAGATGTGCATCATAACGAAAATGCAGAATTTTGCGATCAGTTAATGCGTATGCAATACGACTATTCAGGCTTTGTTTCGGCTTGTCCTGCGAACTCAAGGTCATATTCTACCCCCTCTTCATTTAAGCGAGCCTGTTCATCTTCCCATTCTACATTATCGCTAATCAACCCACGGCGTTTTGCTTCATTAAATACGGTTTGTTTTGAAAGTGTGCCTGCTTGTTGCATTTTAATGACCATATCCATTGAGGCATTTGGATCGAGATCGTCATCAATGTTACCGCTAATTTCCACCTTACCGACATCATCAATACCCAACCACAACCCAACATATTCCAAGGCTAAATCTAACGCATCTTCAAATTTATTCGCATACAGTCGCAATAAACTGATTTCTTTACCTTGCTCTTCTTTGGCTTGACTGTCTGTCATTGCTAACACGGTTTTATCTAAGAGTTTCGCCCCGGCAACACGCATTTGGCTTTCCAGCTCTTTCAAACTGTCTTGCCCTGCGTTAATCGCATTACCTGAATGTTCGATATAAGCAATTTGAGAACCGGCTGGTAAATGCAACGCACTACCACCAACTTGTAGCTTATTAACTTCAGTATCGGAGAAAATCCCTAATAACGGCACACGAGCGGTATTTAAAATGTTGTCCTGATCGGATTGTGATTGCCAATGCTTAACATTCAAATAGGCCAATTCAAGCAACGGCGGCTCACCTAATGCAAACACATTGCTTTCTTTCGTAATAAACGGCACAACAGGCACCACTTCAAGCGGTCGATTTTGAGCAAGAAGTTGCACATCATCAATCAGCGTCCATTGCCCCTCTGTTGCTTTATACTTACGCATACGGCCGATTTCGTACACATAAATTATTTTTTCAATCTTCGAACCAAACTCGCCATCATCTACCGCCACTTCTTCCATATAGCGGAACTGCGTGATTTGTCGTTTCCCTTTGATTTTATCCGTTTTAAATCCCAAAACATTTTTAGGCTTAATCAAAATAAAATAAGGACGAGCATTAACGGCTTTCTCATCGGCAATGGTACGAATATTCTCAGTACGGGTGTAATCCACTAAGCACCACGCCACGCCATAAGTTAAACCTGCATTAAACCAACGAGAAGAAAATACATCGACATTATTTCCCTCTAAATCCACATCAGGCAAAATATCTTGCTTTAATTTATCGTGAACGTCATTTGTCGTAATCGGCTCAAAAAAACTCTACCTGTCATTTGGTAGAGCGTTTCCGATAAAGCAGGATAAAGCGTTGAGCGGTTAAGTCTGTTTTTATAAGCCTCTTCTTCCTCAAGACTGAATTGATAAAGGTATTTCTTCCCTGCTTGTCGCATTGTTTTTGTTCCGCCAAGCAAATCATCAATCATCACACCTTTTTCATTCAACGCCCTAATTTCTGGCATCACAATAGCAACATCAGACATAAATTATCCTTAGTAAAGTTTAAGTGGATTTTGGCTAAAATCCCCTTTCCGCTGAATACGAGGATTAAGCGCATACCGCAACGCATCAATATAGTGGTTATGGGCATCAACTAATGTTGGCAACACATCGCCAGACAAGCGGTCGGTTTTGTAGCTATACAAGCGAAATTCGTTTAAAGTTTGCTGACAACGTGGGTGAATGTAGATTTTCTTATAGGATTTAATATGTGCAATCCCATCTTCAACGCTACCTTTCCATTTTGGCACGCCATCAATACGAGGCAAGCCGTGTCGCTTTAAATAGCTGATAGACTCAGGTCTTGCTGAATCTGCTCGTATCACATACTGCTCAATGCCAGCAATACCTTTCTGCAAAAATGTGGCTGTATCATCAAGCTCTAACCCAACTTTGCCAGCCTCATATTCAATATACAATTCATCATTAAACACCCAGCATTTAATCGCTGCGGTTGGGTCGTGAGCAAAACCGAAATCCAACCCGTGATAAGGCCCCTCAAAATCAGGTAAAGGCTTAAACTCAAGTTCCTGATATTTTCCTCTAAAGACTTGAGCCTCACTTTCTTCAAGATAATCCCCCTCCCAAATCCAACGATAAGTCGCATCATCTAAACGGGCTTTATCCCTTAAGCGTTCTTGCTCTAATACATCAGGAAACCACGGATTATCGCTATAATTCATTTCAACAATCGCCATACTTTCGTCTTGATGTTGTCTAAAGCGTAAATCCGTTGCCGAACCTTTCTTTTCAGGGTTCCACGTTAACCAAATTTCCGAACCGTTTTCACGCACCGTAGGCAGAAGTTTCCGCCAAGCCATTTCGCTCACGCTTTCTGCTTCATCAATCCACGCAAGTAAAATCCGTGCTTTTGATTTAATGCTGTCAAGATTGTGCCGTAAACCTGTAAAAATATAGGAAATTCGACCGCACTTTGTGCGTACATATTTTTCTCCAATCTCAAAGAAATCAGCCAACCACGGTTCACTTTGAATGGCTTGCTTGATTTCCTCTAGTGATGAGTCTTCCAACGAGTTCATAAACTCACGACCACACAAAATCACACCGTTTTCGCCTTGCATTGCCCGTTGATACGCAACAACAGCGGTCATCTTGGCAAAAGTGCGTGTTTTAGCAGAACCACGACCACCATAAGCACCACGATGACGCACATCCTGGAGAGTAAACACTGGAATAAGTTTAGGTGGGAGATTAAGTTGCACTTTCATCTGGAGCCACCAACTCAATAATAGTAGGGCGAAGTGAGCCGTCAGAGTTTGTTACATCGACTTTATCCTTAAACATACCAAGATGTTTACCTAATAGCTCAAGCGCTTTATTTGCTGCGTGAGGCTCAAAACAAACTTTCTCTACATCCATAGGAACAATAGAACCATCAACCTTGCTTAGTTCTGTTTCTGTGATTTTCTGCTTGCCTGTACTCATTGAGATAATTTCAAGTAATCCCTTTAAAACATCATCTTGAGTAACATTTACTCGCTCAGCTCGTTTGTTTTGTGCTTCTTGAATTGCTTCTTGAATGTCTACATTTGACAGCAAGCGACTACCTTCACGATTTGCTGTTTTTTCAGCATAACCAGACCTAATCGCCGCTTGTGTTGCGTTAAGATCAATTAAGTATTCTTCAACAAACCGCTGTTGTTTGTCTGTTAGTTTGAATTTACCCACGCCTTTAGACGTGGATTTAACCTCGTCTTTCTTGGTCATCGTGGTTAATCCTTTTTATTTCAAAACATTCAATAAATTAGCAATGGCATTAATTAACTTTGGTGAAACAAACGCTAAAATAGGTAGTGTTACTGCAAGGCTTATTTGCCATAAACCATATTCCATAAGTATCTCCTTGATGGTTACGGTTAAAACTGTCATAATCTCCATAAATCGTTACTCATTCGGCTTTAATGGGTAATGAAAAACCCCGATCATTTGCAGTGATCGGGGTTTTGTTATATATAAATTACATCACTTGCGTATTTTCTCGGGAATTTATCCAACAACCCCAAAACCATACGCAAATTATGTAGCATTTAATTTACATAAAATAAAAGAGCGATCACCTGACCGCTCTTTATCGTGGCACAAACGTTAATCCGCTATTTAAAACCTTGCTTAGTTCGTGCTTGCCACTCTCTAATGCTATCAATCTGACCCGCACACAAGTCACGCTCTCCCATCACCTTAACGAGATACTCGATAGCATCACCATAGGTCGTGCCACTAAATTCTGACCGCTCGCACTGCATTAAAAAGGCTTGCGGTGGATATAAATACTCAATCTTTGTCTTTGCTGTGCAACCGCTTAAGCTCATCGACAACAGGACGAGGCAAAGCAGTAACGCCACACGGCTCTTTCTGTAAAATAGATTTAATCTGTTCATTACTCTGCTCCACCTGCTTTCGTAGTTTATTTGCAATACTTTGCTGATATTCCACCGCTTGTCGCTCTTGTTGCAGTTGCATTGTCAGCTTATTGTTTGCTTCTTGCTGTTGCTCAATGGTTTGGGCTTGCGTCTGGTTCTCGGCTGTTAATGCACTTATCCTCTGTGACTGACCCCACAACCACGCACACAAGCCCAAAATCAATGCCATTAAGATTTTATTAACCCAGCTAAACATAACGCCTTCTCTTTCTCACGACGGATTTCTAACCCTCGTAACTTCTTGCCACCTGAATAAACCCACTTAGGCAACTCATTACAGGCACCAACATAATCGCCTGATTTGATTTTACGAAAGAACGTCGATTTACTCACGGTGCCACACCCAGCATTAAATGTCAGCGAAGTAGCAACATCAAACACCGATTGCGGAATATCACCACCATTTGCGTAACGGTTCACACATTTTTCTGCATGCTGAATATCGACCAACCAACGCTCCGCAATCTCTTTGTCCGTGTAAACTTTTCTTTCAATCTTACCGCTTGACGCTTCCGTTGAACCAATACCAACAGTAAGCACATTTGCAGGACACAAATAAGGCTCACGTTTACAACCTTCTGCATCGCCGATAATCTCAAGCCCTTGCTGACTTGTACGAAATTGACCGTGAAAATCTGTATTCAACACCGCAATAATGGCACTCACAGCACAACCCCTACCGACAACTTTACCCAGTTTTCTTAGCTTGCTCATTACTTAACTTCTCTGCCCTTACCCGATAAATCTGCATTCTGATTTGATGAGCTTCTTCGGCTCGCTCACGTTCACGACGCTTCGCCTTACCTTCGTCACAGCGTTGATACAAGTTCGCACACGCCGTCACAATACCAATCGCAAGACTTAAAATCATTAAATTCTGTTGCTCACTCAACCACGCAATAATCCCACTAAATCCAGACCAAATATACGTCTGTGTTCCCATATCTCTCATAACATTTTTCATACCTTAGCCCTCGTTTCAGGCAATAAAAAAGCCCACTTTTTACAGTGAGCTATAAGTTCTGTTAAGATAAAGTTTCCACACAATAAAATAACAGAGGTTTACAATGATTAAAGCAAGAATATCCCGTCAACAAATCTTAAATAACATTCCTGAGCAGTATCGCCATTATTTTAATATTGCCATTTCAGATATTGATCAAGATTTATATCCACTTTTTAAAAATTTTACAGATGCGGCAAACATTCTGTGTAAATTTGCTCATATCAACAAAAAAATAGATATTGTTTTCTACACGGAACTTGAGCCTACACTAAAAACTAAAACCGCATCTTTAAATATAGCGTTAATCAATAAAGATACCATTCATTTCTATGTCGGACAAACCATCTTCTACAATCTTGATAAAGCCATTCAATATCCAAACGAAGTTCAAATCACTGCATATTTAGAAGAACTTGTTCATGTATTTATGAATGTCAATGATGAAGTTCTTGTAAAAGAAATAGTATCTTCAATGTATGAAGGTGTGACTTACAACAAAGAAAAAGATATATACAAATTTAAGTGAAACTTGAAGTTTTTATTCCACTTGAGGCAATATGCTGACCGTGGATAATATCTGAAACTTCAATTTCATCTGATTTAAATTTCATCTTCAAATCTTCATAAAGTGCCTTGAGCAAATACTCTGGCACTTCTTCGCCATTGATTTTGATTTTATCGCCTAATGTAATTTCCATTCCTACCCCCCCCAAACAAAAAGCCCCGACCGTTTCCGATCAGGGCTATAAAATCATTTTGATTTCTCTCGCTTGTACGAGTTGCAAGCGTAGCTGAAATGTACTACTTTTTGCTCAAGCTATCAATCACTTTTTGAGCGATTAAACACATTATTTTTTTGAAACACAAAAACCACTTGCAACGCTAGGTCGCAAGCGGTCTTTTTATCGTTTATTTTTGCTTAAAATCTTGCTGTTTGCTTCGGTTCTTCTAGCAAATGGTTCATTCCTTTAACAAACATAATGCGTTCGCTATTAGAGTGAATGAAATCTCTTGTCTTTTCTAAAAATTGTTCAAGTGGAATGCCTAAGTTATGAAGATAATGTGGGCTAAAGTGTCTATCTATATCCCAGCCTATATATGTTTTAACAATCTTTTCTCGTAACTCGTGGGCTTCGTAGCAAAAATGGTATGCTGAAACAAGTAATCTTAATAATTGTTCATCTTCTTTCTTAGGCTCATCAATAATCAACTCCCCTTCAAGATAAATTTTGTGAACATACTCCACCGCCATTCCGACTTGTTCAGGGGTTAATTCGTCAATATGCTCAACATTAAAACGCTGATGAATAAGTGAGTAGGCATCAGAATAGATTAAACCTTTTTTACTGACTAAAGCACTGACTGCTTGTCGTAAGCCTGTGCGTTCGTCTGTGGTTGTTTTGCGTTCGGCTTTGCCAAAGTGCCAGTAATTGTAGAGAGCTTCAAAACATTCTTCTTGATACTGAATTACACGATCTTTCAAATCGGGACGAACTTTTTCAGGGTTGATGCTAAATAACCAGCCATTGAGTTTTTTAAGTGGCATACAGAGCATTTCGTAAGTTTTGCCGTCAGATCCAGTTGTTTTCATATGAGTACAACTGAATTTTTCTTTATTTCTTTGAAGTTTGGCTGATTGTGTACCTTGACTTAATCCCAAAGCATTAATGATTGGCAAAACGGCTGTATAAACCACATCATCAATTTTTAAAGTAATGAGATCCGTCCCGTAAAAAGAGATAGTTTGAGTTGAAATTTGATTTGTCATTTTGACTCCTACTAATTTTTTGAGTAATGAGCAGTTAATTTCATATGAAATTGACTGGTGGTCGAGTGGCTCAAAAGCCTAGTAGTAAGCTGGACGTATTCCCCGAAGGTGTTGTATTAGTCGCCCACTCGACCATTGAAATAAATTTTACCTTTTCAACATCTAAATCTCTTGTGATTTGCTGGCAACAAACAAAAGAGTACGAATTTTAGATATAAAAAAACCGCAAAGGGTTTCGGTTGCGGATTACCGCTACTAAGGTTTTGAGACCTACGTAACGAATACTACTACTCAGTTTTTTATTTGTCAAATAAAAAAGGCTTACCATTTCTGATAAGCCTAGTAAACAGCATAATTTTTTTGCTGTTGTTTGTTGCCATTAACTTAATACTACTCTGAAGTTTTGGGGTTGTCAAATAAAATAATGTAGTTTTTACTATTGCAATTAAATATAGTTTAAACTATAATAACTTTGTTTTTAGCAAGGGCTAAAAATGAAGAAACCGCCCTTCTGGTGAGCGGTCTCAAAAAAGGAGCTAGGATATGCCTTGGAAGCTAATCATCCTAGTTATCTTGTTGGTGGTAAGCAATTACGCTTACTAGTTAATAGATAACCCTGCGGGGGATATGTGAGAGTGTCCCCCAACGGCTCCTAATATAACAACTTCAGTTTTAAAAATCAACCAAAGGTAGCGGAAAATGGCACTAACAAAAAAAGAAATTCAAGAGAAAAGCGATAAAAAGCGTGGGGTGCGTATGGTTGGCTTTAAACTCCACGAAGAAGTGATCACTTTACTAGCCGAACTCTCTGAACAATCGGGTCTGTCTAAAACGCAAATTGTTACTCAAGGTATTAAGCTGTTTGCAGAACAAAATAAGGCGTAGCAATACGCCTAAAACTTCAGTCTAATCAACCCCGAACCAAATACCGCCCCTTCCATAAAATCTCGTGCGGTGCGTAAACGGTTATCAAATGTAGTCGGTGAAATCTGCATTTCAAGACAAATATTCTTCTTATCCTGCCCTTGTAAAAACACTGCCATTAGCACCTGATAGGCTTCCAAATTCAAATCGTGTAATGTCATCACAGCTTCATCTAGCTTAAGATACTGTTCCTCTGACAGTTCATCAATACTATACTTTGTAATTTGAGCAGTTGCCTCACGCATAAAAGATTGTAATGATGGATAACCACGACACCCACGATGAGAAGCCCAACGACGAACCCAAACGAGTAGAATATCGTCAATGCTGATATGTAATCTAATCATTTCAACTCCTTAATCTTCGCCTTATACGTTTGAATAATTTCCTTACAATCCTCAACCGACCACTTCACAGGAGGGTGATAGCTTTCCAATGCTTCTACTCGCTCTGCCCCGATTTTACGCACAAGGTTGATGCGATATTCTGTGATATTTCCGCTCAAATGATTGTTACAAGCACTGCATTGTTTATGGACGTTGTCTTCGTTAAATCTCAGCTCTGGCATTGCTTTTACCGTGCGATAATGCCCTGCGTGATATTGACCTTGATGAAAACGCTGGCACGAAATACAAGGCTCATCTTTATCTCTTAACCGAATGTATTCATTAAAAACAGCTTGAGCATCTCTAAGCCACTCAGCACGAGATTTTAAACGTTCTCTCGTTGCCTTAATCTTTGCCCTTTCCTCTCGATTTCGCTTTTCTATTGCTTTCTGACGTGATTTTTCTTGGGCTATTTTGGCAAGTTTTACCCCACAATCAGGACTACACCATTTTCTAAAACTATCCGCAGACTTAAACTCACCACCACAGCATTTGCATTTACGAGCTTTCACTTTTGGCTTTATCATTAAATGCCTCCAACTCTTCCTCACTCCACCGCTTACCGCACTTCAACCCAGTACATTCAAACGGCTTAACCTTATCAATCTCTGACTTTTCAGAAAACCTACGCCAGTCTTTTAAAATTGATTGGCAGTTTGGGCAGTAAAATTTCATTTATTCACCTAAAATACACACACTACACACAAATGATTTGCTTTTAACTTAAAGGATAGGTATAATACACACACTAAAACAACATAGGAGTTAGGCAATGTGGATAGCAAGACCATAATCAAAATGATTGAAGCAGATGGTTGGTACTTAGTTGCAACAAGTGGAAGCCACCATCAATTCAAACATCCAACTAAACAAGGGCGAGTAACAGTGCCTCATCTCAAAAAGGATTTAAAAAAAGGAACTGAACTCTCAATACTTAAACAAGCGGGGCTAAAATAGCCCTGCTATAACTACAAGGACAAAATATGTTATACCCAATTGCAATTGAACCAGGTGACGAAACTCACGCTTACGGCGTTATCGTGCCTGACATTCCAGGGTGCTTCTCTGCTGGCGATACCCTCGAAGAAGCATATCAAAATGTCAAAGAAGCCATCGTATTTCACCTTGAAGGCTTAGTTGAAGATGGCGAAGATATTCCATTACCAACGAGTATCGAAAATCACCGTAACAACCCTGATTTTACCGATTACGGTATGTTCTTTGGGATTGTTGATGTTGATATTAGCCATTTACTAGGCAAAGCCGAACGCATCAACATCACCCTCCCTAGCTATCTCATCAAACGCATTGATGATTTTGTTGCGGTTCACAAAGAGTATAAAAACCGTAGCAACTTCTTAGCTAAAATCGCAGCGGATAAAATCTTAACCGCTTAACGCTTACACCTACGCTTAACCACTAAGCGTAGGTTATTTCCCCCCCCAAAAAATTCCATCTGTCATTAAAATGCACTCCATTAGAAACACCCCAAGCGGTCACATATTCGATTAAACTTGCCATTCGTTTTACACTCATTTGAGCCGTACTCTCACGAATATTCACTAATTCGCCTTCCAATCCTGTGACCAAACAAGAGCCTTCTTTCGTTGCTTCAGCGTGGGCAGAAATTAAAATGACCTTCCACGCTTCAAGCGGTAGCCATTCGCCGTTAAATTGCACCTGTTTAGCAATATCGCCGCACATTGCGTGGAATTTGGCATTTTGCTCAAGGTTGCGAGTAATAGGCTTCACTTCAACCACTAACGGCTTTTTCTCATCTATTGGCAACGCTTTCACAAATTCAAGGGCATTGTTTTTAATTTTCTCAGTGCGTAAAAAGTATTTTTGTTTATGCTCCATACCTACCAACCTTTGCTCCATACCTATCAACCTCCTTACCTACCAACCTGCTCTTTTCTAAAATACCCACCTACCTTCTTAATAAAATCCAAACTCACCTAAAACCCCCTAACCTGTTTCAACAAACCACCCCAGAAAGCCCTCACCTTTTCACTATTGACTGCTTTCACTTCTTGAGGTAATGCCAGTTTGGGTTCTGGTAAAACCTCCCCTGTTTTTAACCGCTTGCTCATTTTGACGAGGGATTTTTTAATCTCATCTTTGAGTTGCTTATCGCTCCATTCACCAGTCCGACAACGCACATACAAATTGGTAATCAAGTAATACTCCGCAGTAGAAGCAAACTTAAACTGCTGGATTTCTTCCATGCCAAACCTCATAAACGCTTGTAACCGCTGGTAAAGTCTATCTTCATCAGGCAAACCTAACGCTTCGTAGTCCACCGTTTTGCACCACTCCACAAACTCGCCTACGCTTGGCCAGAATGGATTTTTGGATTTTTTCGCTCGCGCAATCCCGTTTTGCAGTTGCTCAATCGTCGTAATTTTTTCATTCACCAACGTTTCAAGCCAAATCCGTTTTGCTTCACGGTAACTGTCTGCATCAGGAAATGAATTTTTCCATGCAGGAAAAATCGCCCGAAGCTGAATGAATAATTGATTAACGGTTCTAATCGCACCGTCAGGAATTGCCGTTGCCTTTGCTGGCACTTGGTAATTTGGCTCTTGCCCGACAAGGCTTTTCAAGTTCATTGATGCCACGTTTTGCATTAACTTCCCCTTAGCGTGATAGACATACCTTCCGCCCAGTTGCCTTCGTCATCAGGGATAAATGGCTTGGAAGTATTACGAGCGGACGGATTTTGTGGATTTTTTGCAGAAACTCCGTCATTTTGCCAATCCCAACTGGCATTAAACCCACGCCAACCACGCTCAATCGAAATTGCAATGGCTTGTTGAATAGGAATTTTGGCTTTATCCGCCTCACGCTGAAAACCTTTCAACGCAGTTTCGGTGATCGGAGCTTTGAAAGATTTCCGATGAACAATAAAATCTTTTGCCAGTTGTCCGGTAATCCCAAAACTTTCCAACAAAATCAAATCTGCGGATTTTTTCTCGCGCGCGTTTATACTTCCCGTCAGGGAAGTATTATTGTTAGTATTCTCTGAAGTATTCTCTGTATTAACGAATGGCGGTTTTGCTTCTTCCCGAATGTCGTCCATTAATGCATCAAATTTAACTAAATCCAGTTTGAAATAAATGCGGTGCTCTAAGCGTTTGTGAGTTTCAACCAATATGCCTAGCTCAACTAATTTTTTGCGAGCCGTTTCTTGCTCACGGCGACTTAATCCCGTTTCCTGCTCAAGCTCAGCTTGTGTTTTATATACGCCTAATGGGTTTGAGGTCTTATCCTGCCAAAAGAATAATTGCCCAAATAAAATTGCCGCTGTCACACCGCCTAACGGTTTTGCTAATTGTGGATAGTACGCAATAGGCTGTCCCAGTTGGCGTAATTTTTGGCTAAAACTCATAATCCCACCACCTTATCTTGTGTAAATACGCCATTCCAATTTGCTTTCATCGGTAATTCTCGCTTTGTGTACCACTCATAGAGCTTTGCCGCCCCTTTCTTGAGTAAAACAGGTTTATATGCCACAAACGGATCTTTTCCGTGTTGCGAAATCTCCGTCGTTTCTTCCGTCAAATACTGATCACGAGCGTACGACTTCACACGTTTATGATTACCATCTTGATAGAGCCAGTTTTTATCCACTAAAAACGCCCCAATTTTCAAAGCGTTCACTCCATTCAAGCCTTTGACAAACTCAAACGGTGAAATCCCATTACGGAAATAACTTTCCATTGAGGCAATTTGAAGGGATTTTTGCTCACTCTCTTCGATTTTATCGGCGAGTTGGCGTAATGCTTCTGAATAGCTAGGGAGTTGTTGCACTTGCTTTTGCTCTAACTCTTGCCAACGATCAACTAAACGAGCAGTAAATTCAGGAGAGAATTGAGCCACAATCACATAAGTATCACGTTTATTAATATGATACTCGTAATAGACTTGCCCATTTTGCTCATGGGTGTACGGACTTTCCGCATACCCCCCAATTACCCCTTTATTCATCAGGTTTCTAATAGATAAGCACACATCACGGTGTCTGCTTTCTGTGATTCGTGCAATCTCCCGACTACTCATCGTCAGGGTTGCATTTTCTTTCTGATTAGTAGATAATAACTCTGTTTTCATAAACATTATCTCCCTTTGATATACCCACGTTCCAGCGTGGGTTTTTATTCATCTAACGACTTACGAGCCAAAGTTTTGTAAGCAGCCAATTCCTTCTCATCAATCAGCTCAATCTCCAACTCATCACAAATCACCGCGTACCATTCCACATATTGCAAAAACATACGGCTAAACTGCGATTCAGACACGCCGATTTTGCGCGCTAAATCTTTATGCGTTCGAGAGGCGGATTTTCGGTAAATCAAATCCGCAATCGCTCTTGCATTTTTACTTAATTCATTGCGTGCCATTGCACACTCCTTTGGGTAAATTAGGTTCGTGAAAGTAAATCTGCGTAGCTCAAGTCAAAATCTTCAGCTCTTACTTTTCCGTTAGTTGCTTTTTCTAGCTTTAAAGCATGCTCTAACGAAACCTTAGAAGAGCCATTTAGCCACTTACTCACAGCGTTTTGACTCACTCCGCAAGCATTAGCAACTTTCACTTGAGAACCTAACGTTTTGATAGCTAATTCAATGTTCTCATTCATAAAAACAACCCTGTTGTTAATTTTTATCTTGGCTAAGGTATTATATTATAGTCTTGGTTGTTTTAACGCAAGAATTTTATAGCTTTATGTTTTTGGTGATTTAAAACTTTGATTTTAAAATGAGATAAAACTAGGAGTATTTATGAACACACTTTCTGAGAGATTAAAATTCGCTAGAACTCAAGCAAACTACACTCAAGTTAAGCTTGCTGAAGAAGTTGGTGTATCTCAAAACACCATTCAGAAAATTGAAAAAGGCGGAGAAACTAAATACGTCAACCAGTTGGCAAAAGCTTTGAAAGTTAATCCAGAATGGTTGCAATTCGGTATTGGTGAAATGGCTGCAAAAACAAGTGATGATGTAGATGTCATTGACAAGGATAAAGATTATAGCGACACACACATTAGTATTGATATGTATGACATTAAATTATCAGCAGGTAATGGAAAACCTGTGATTGAATGGGTTCCTCGAAAATCAGATGAACCACTTTTATTTCGTGAAGCTTGGTTCAAAGTAAAACGTTTATCTCCTAAAAACTGCAAGGCAATGTATGTTCGTGGGCATAGCATGGCTCCCGTATTAGAAGATTGGGATACTGTTATTGTTGATATTTCTGATACAGAAATTGCGGATGGTGAGGTTTATGCGGTTGTTTACAATAAGCATTTCTACATTAAACAAATTATTAGAACAGGCAAAGGCATTCAACTTGTGAGTTTTAATCCTGAGTACGATCCTATTGATGTAATGGATGATGATCTAAACAACTTACAAATCATCGGTAGAAAAGTTTGGCGTGGCGGTTGAGCATAGAAGCTACTTGTAGCAGCAGTTGAATTTTATTGGGTAACAGAAACGTGGTTTGGTGGTTTAAGTAGGTATCTTTTATACTATATTAAGGAAATAATAAATGTCTCAACTAAAAAAACATACATTTAATATCCGTTACTATGCAAATAAATATGAAAAATATAATTTTCGTGATTTAGTAAACCATTTTAAAGAAGATTCAATGCCAGTAGTAACTATAGGTAACTACGCTCGAAGGGTATGTATTTACTCTGATAATTCTCAATTCGAAAACTCTATTTCCGGCTATTTCAGCACTTATAGGGACGATATTCTACATAAAGGAAATAAGCGAACAGGGAAAGAATCACTTATTGATTTAGATGAAGATGAATCTATTATTGAGAGAAATCATTTTATTCTCTTTTATGGCGAAAAAGAAGAAATCCTACTATATCAAAATAGTTCTTTATTTGGTAAAGTTAAACATCTAAATTCCTATTTAACTCACCTGACTAAATATCTATCATTAGATACTAAATTTAGTGATATTTCAATGTTAGAAATTGGGGCTGAAGAATTTATCAATGGTAAACAACACCCACCCCTTAAGCAACTTGAGTACAAGCTAGCAAGACCTAAACGCAAAACACCTAGAGAAGGTGAAGATCCTTGGATTCAAGAGCAATTTGATGAAATGACAAATCTTGGTGTAAATGTTCAAAAAGTTGTTTTATCTAATTATACCAAAACAGGCTTGCTTTCAAGCACATGGGAAACCATTAAGATTTTATTAGGTCATGATAAAACGAGAGCCTTAAAAATCACCTTATTGAATGCTGAGCAACCAATAGACTTACTGCATAATGTTCTGAAAGATCGATTTTCTTTAATTGCTCCATCAAGAAAAGAAGTGGACATTAACCAAATATTTACTAAAATGCGAGGCTTAAAACAACAGCGTAGTAATATACTAAAAGACTATTTAGATGAACCTCACGAAGAGTAGGAGATAATTATGCACATAAAACACTGGAAGAAAATTGCCTTTTTAGCCAGTGTCATAATGCATTATAGCCTATGGCACTTTAATGTATTAAAACTTTTTGAAGTCAATGAGCTTAGAGATTTGCTAAGTGATTTATTTACATCATCAGCAACCTTAATCGGTTTTATCTTTGCGATAATTGCTATATTAGTAACAATTAGTGAGCATTCTCTTATCAAAGTGATGAGAGAGAATGGTATGTATGCCCAAATAATGCAACATTTGAAATATTTAATCAGTGGATTTAGCATTTCTATGCTATTTAGTTATGTTGGGACATTCTTATCTGGTAAATGGTTAATATATTGTTTATTATTTACTTCGTTTGTTTTTATGTACAGTATGATTATGTTAGTTACTGATATGTTTAGAAGATTAACTCTAACCTTCACAAATCTAAAATAGTCAAACCGCCCACCGTGGCGGTTTTCTTTTATCCCCTACCCCATTTATGCATAAATTTCTTGTCAAACTCGAACTGCTCTTGGAATTTAGGCATAATCAGCTTTTCAACAAGAATTAACATCTGCTCTTCACTGAGTTTTAATTCTTTGTAGATAGGGTTTTGCTCTAAAAATTCATCAATAAATTGCTGTATGGCAATGCCAAATTCCTCTTTATTAGTCAGTTGCTTTTTCATAAATCCCCCTTTCTTAGATTCTCTTATTGTACTCTCTTAATTTGGATAAATCTTGCACCAAAAGGGCAACATTTTGCCCATTTACAATTCTACAAGCGGTCACATTCCATCATTTTTTTGCAAAAACATCTTCCTGATACCAAGAAAATGATTAAAAAACAAGCAATTAAACACACTTCACAAAATTTATTTTCCTTTAAAATCAATAAATTACCAAACAAACACTAAACTTTATTTATTTTTTACTAAATAAACACTTTACTTAACGTTTAATGTTTACTAAACTATACCCATCAAAACGAGCTACGGCTCAATGCTCTTTAAAAATTCAGACAAAAACACCTCAAGCGGTCAATAAGTGCAGTTGCTTAAACTAGCGGATTAAAAGCCCCGCTGGCTGATTGAACGTTTAGTCTTATGTGAAAAACTGCCGTGACGGCAGATTGGCAACAGAACCATTGAGGTGACGACTAACCCACTCTCGCCAAGTTTGCCAGTGAGTGGAACGGATAGTGGGGACAGAACCACATTTTTTGGTCTGTTTTTTAGTTGGTGAACAATGAAAAAGCAACAGACAGCAAACGTTAGCTAAAAACGTGACAGCTCGGAGAGACGGCTGACCATCTCGTTGAACTCAACGAAATGGCTATCGAGGCTTAGCGTTGAGCCAGCGTAGCAAATCAACGCACCATTCATTAATTTTTTAAGGAGTATAAAATGACATCAATGTACGCCCAAATTAGCATAACAGTGAACGGAATAACAATGAACAGAGGTATTACCTTTACTCCTCCACAAAACGACCACATCAATATGCAAAAGACCGCTATTCAACATCAAATTGAAAAGCTACTTGAACCTATTGATGCTATTGAGAGAATGCAAATTAATGCTGAAAAGCACTTTGAATTAAAAAAATGGCTCACTCAGGCTTTCCAAAACGAGCTTGATGTTGCTCAACAAGACCGCTCGCCAACATAAAAAGGCGACAAGCTAAATCTGACTGAGCCTCCACATTTTCTGAAATATGAGTGCCGTCTTTATCATAAATTTCAATATCATTGCGTAAAAGAATGGCTGCGACTTGTACAGCGTTTGCAAAAGTGAACTCAGAATTACTCATAATTAAATCCCTATTTATGTTGTGAGAAATTGAATTATATTCCTTGATGTTGTGAGAAACAATAAGGAACTTGCTGACTGTGGCAAGGGTAAAAATCACAGTCGCCATTCAAAACCGCATTTAGAGATCCGCTAAAGGTCTGGGTAATAGCGCTGTTACCAAATCAAGGATAACTAAGCCAGAACTAAGTGCGGTTCTGAATGGCAACAAACAAAAGTGTATACGGTAAGCACTTAAAACACCCGTAATCATAATGATGATCCGTTAGCCCACTGTAACAGGTGGGTGTTTTTTTGAGGTGAAAAAATGAATACATATGCAAAGTTCTGCCCAAACGTATTTTTAGCAAAATGCCAAGAGCAGCACGAAAAGAACGAAATTATTACCGTGACAAGTAAATACGGCAATGAAACGGAGGTTGAAATACACAACCTCGTTAAACAACAAGGTGGATTTTATTTTTACTCTTTTGTCCGTTGTGATGGGTTGAATAGTCAAGCTCGAGCCACAGCGAAAGCGGAACGTTATCAAGAATATGCTGATAACGCCGCGAAACGCAGTAATCAATATTGTGAGGCGGCTAATGAGGGGCGTGACTTTTTAAGTCTTGCTGAACCAATAAAAATCGGACATCACAGCGAAAAACGACACAGGGCTTTGATTGAACGCAATGCCCGTCGAATGGAGCTTGCAGTTGAAGAAATGCGAAAAGCCGAAAACTACGCCGATAAAATCGCCTATTGGGAGTCAAGAGCTGTAAAAATTGATCTATCCATGCCTGAAAGTCTTGAGTATTTCAAACATAAGCTAAAAGAGGCAGAAGACAAACATTCGGACCTAAAAAAATTCCCTGAAAAACGAGAACATTCTTATTCATTGACGTACGCTAAAAAATCCGTCAATGAATTTAAAGAAAAAGTGCGATTGGCTGAATTGCTTTGGGCTTAACGAAAAATCACCCGCTAAATAAACTGGTATTTTTATATAAAGTAAGGAATAAAAATGACCTTAAAAAAATGTTTACTTCTCCTGTTGCTTATCAACCTTAACCCTATTGGCTTGTGGTTGAATAGCTTTGCATTTAACAATTTTTTCAATGATCAACCCCATTATATCCAAGAAGATAAAAAAGCCTTGCCAGAATGCAGTAGCAGCAGTCAAATAGAATAAATAAACAAGAGCATAAGAAGGTAATGCTGGCAATGGACGTGCTTCTAAGCCGTATTTAAAGCTTAAAGGCAAGTACAACCAACAAAGAATAAACGATAAGCACCAAGTTGTAATACGCATAATAATATGGTCGAAATGTTCTTTTAAGAGAGAAAAAAGAGATGCAATCAACGCTTCCCACATACTGAAATCTCCTTTTTTGAAGTTAAATTGTTGCTGTCACCTCCAATTATAACAGAGATTAAGGGGATTTCAGTCTGTGGGATTGACACCACCCAAAATCAAAAAAGGGCATTACGCCCCTTTTTGAGATTGCTCGAAGAGTTCAATCGCCTGCTCAAGCACTTTACCTTTTGAAATGCCTAGCTCAACGGCTAAGCGGTCGATTTGTTCTGATACTGATTGATGAATTTTAAACGACTTGGTAACAATCCCACGTTTAGCTTCACTGCGAGCGTTAATTTCAGTTCTTGACAGAGCCATAATAAAATCCTATGATTTGAAGTGTTGAAGAACTGGGAGCTTTCACCCCCAGTTTACTATCGGTTAATTAGTATGCCGGCAAGCTAACACTAAGTAACACGATAATAAGGAAAATGCGAATTAACATATTTCTTTCCTCTTCAAGCGTGAGGATTAAGCCTCGCACTCACTTTCAAGCTATCCCTTGAAAGTGAGATTATTATATAGTATGTTTACATACAAATCAACAGAAATTTAAAGAAAGCCTACAATTTATTTTGTGGGCTTTTTTATTTGACAAACCGCCCCCCTTCGGATTAAGATAACCGCACAACAAAACATTCGGCGGTATCCGCACCCGATAGCATAGCGGTTTTTTTATGCTCAAAATTTAAAAGGTACAGATCTGTACCTTTCAATGATCGGGTCGAGAGAACCTAATACAATACCCTTGTGGAAATAAGTTCCGCCGCCCGAATGCGGTTGTTGAAGCCCGATCACCCTACAAAAGTGATCGAATGAACACAAAACATTCGGAGCATAAAAAAATGTCAAACTTACAAATCTTATCAAAATCTATCCGTACTTTTGGAAATCTTCATTGTTTAAATGATTGCCATCAAGCAAGTGGAAATCTACAAAAACATAAGCCAGTTTTATTTCTTCGTCTAGATAGCACAAAAGAATTGATCGAAGAAATCCAAAAAGAAGATCCAACAACGCAACCACTTAAAACCCTACGAGGCACACAAGGCGGAACATACGCCTGCGAAGAATTAGTTTTAGCTTACGCAATGTGGATCAGCCCCAAATTCCACTTGGTTGTATTAAGAGCGTTTCTCGCAATGCATAAAGGCGAATTGCAAAATTCTGCACAAATCGTACCGCTTGCAGAAATCGAAGCGGACGAAGAAGCATTGCATATCATCGTCAATCTGTTCCACTCGCTCAACGGCGCTTACGAAATGGGCGAGAAAATACGGAGAGAACATCAGTATCTTGCAAAAGAAATCGATAAAACCATCGGCGGACATTACCTTTACAACTTAAACGGACCAACCGAAAACGCTCTCACCAAAGCACGAAAATACGTCCACGCCAAAAGCGAACGCATTATGTTCGTCAAAGGTATGTTAAGCCTACTGGAAGAACCAAAACAAACAGCAAGATTTTAACCACAACCCAACCCCACCGCACTTTCCCCGAAAGCCTGCGGTGGCTTCCTACACCCAAAATTCAACAAAAGGAATAAAAAATGAACACACTTATTAAAAAATTCAACCTGAAATACCTACTCTGTGCCTTGCTTATCGCCTTTGTGATAGGTGGAAGTTTAACAGGCTGTGAAGAGCCTGAACCTGTCTCTACTCTGCCAGTAGAAAGCAACTTCCAAGCAGAAAAGATTTGGACTGAAGATGACTTCAAACGAGCTGAAATCGCCCCTGAAGAAGTGAATTACAACGCATTAGCCCTACACCTTCCACCGCCTGATAACGTTACAGAGAACGATGTAGAGCTGATTAAACAACACAATGATCAACAATTACAGAAACTAATTGCGGGAGTGAAAAGATGAACAAACAAACAACTGCCAAAGTTAATGTCATCCCTGATAAAAACGGCTTATATCGAGGCTACATCTACACCGACGGAAAACAACTTGAACGCACAAGCGGTTACTTCTCACAAACAAACTGCATCACCTACCTAAACCAACGTGTAGATTACTGGAATGAACGTAAAAACTTGAATATTCCGAAATATGTAAGGAAAGACCTATGAAAATGCCTGACCCCAACAACTACGACAGCGACTGGGACTACTACGAAGAGTGCGAAGCCTACCAAGCCTACTTAGATGGTAAACCGCACTCATCACAGCCTATTTTCGTTAAACAGAAACTTGCTCAAAATGACCCAGACAGCAATTTATTTGTAAACCCAAAAGAGAGATTTTAAAATGCTAGACCTAATTCTATCCACCGAAAGCAAAGTCCTTTCAACCAACATCAAAACCTTTGAAGAACAAGCTAACGCCTACCTTGCAACGCTCACGACTACCTTTGAAACCGATGACGATTTTGCTAAGGCGGATAGCGAAGTGAAAGAACTTAAAGAAATTGAAGATAAAATCCGCACTGCGATTGAGCAAACACATAACGGAGAAATTGCAGAGTTAATTTCGACGGCAGAACAAATCGCAGAACGGTTTAGACAAGAGCGTTTAAGCCGTGAAAAAGTGGTTAAAAACCGAAAAGCAGAGATTAAAGAAACCATTATTTCTCAAGCCTTTCAGCGAATTTTAACAATCAAAGGCAGTCACGAAAGCGATGTGTCGCTTGCTCTTGAGCGTAGTATTCCAAAGGACAATATCAAAAAACGCCTTGAGGAGGCAACCAAACGCAGAAGTACACTGGCAACCTTAACAAGTGCGGTGAACGCTGAAGAAACCGCCATTACCGCAGAAATCGGAGCAGAGGCAGCTCGAATTTCTGCACGCAGAAAGCTCATTCCAATTCATTACGAATACCTGTTTAAAGACTGGTTAGTGTTGATTGCAGGAAATGATGAGTTAGAGCCAATCATTCAGCAACGCATTGCCGAAGAAGAAAAGCGTGAAGCCGAAATAAAAGCCAAAGCAGAACAAGAGGCTAAGGCCAAAGCAGAACAAGAGGCTAAAGCAAAAGCCGAAGCGGAAAAAGTGCAAGCTGAGGCAAAAGCCATTGCGGACGAAATGGAACAGCAACAAGCGGTCGAAAATCCGCAAAATGTGGCAAAAACGGACACCGCAGAACCGGCACAAACCGATGAGCCATTAGGTGATTTTGTTATTACTATTTGCTTAAACCAAACAACCCAAACTAACGCCATCAGCATTGCTCGTGAGCTGAAAGCGAGATTTGGGGATTGTGTATCACTAAATAAGGCTAAATAGATAAAATTATGATAAACTCTCTTAAGAAATTACCACTTTTATGGAGAACTTTAGTGAATCGCTTATTCGCGAGATTTAGTAACGTGGAAGGAATGAATGCAAGATCTAACGTAATTGTTAGCTTATTGTGGCTATTTTTCCTAACACTCGGTTCAACCGTAACTTATGCAATATGGGGCGACAAGGAGATTCTACTCTACTTCTTTATCGGAGCATTATCTGTGGAATTATTAAGTATTATTGTTGCGTACTTTATCTTTGCTTTTAAAGATCCAGATTGTCTGCGTTCAGAAACCTATACCTTATCAAAACTAGCTATAGAAAAAGGACAAGTCGGCGATAACCAAACAGGCTTATTAGAACCGAATAAAGCGATCGTAATTGATGTTGATAGTGCGGTAAAGGACGGCAACAATGAGTAAAAAATTTATTTTATTTGTCGATGAAGAATTTACCAAAGAAGAACGCAATGCGATCACTGCTCACTTTAAAAATAGGTATGCTTACTGGCATTGGGTTGGTAATGTTTGGTTGCTAACCACTTCAAGAGAAGACGATACAACTAACAGCATTCGTAACGAAATGATGAGCATAGTTAATCGTGGCTCAATCGTTGTTCTTGATGTATCTCAATCATCTGGCTGGTCTGCTTTTGGACAAAAGAAAAAATTTAAGTGGTTGCATAACAATTGGAACAAAAAGCCAGAAAGTTTTCCTGAATTAGAAGATTCAGATTTATAGTTCTAGCCCGAAATTTTTCGGGCTTTTTTATTTGACACCGCCCCAACTTCGGATTAAGATACCCCCACTTTCAACAGAAAGTCGGGATTGGCGTCCTGAATGTACAGAGCGGTAAAAGATAGACGCTCAGAGCGTCTTTTTTTATACCTGAAAACAGCACATCTACCTTTTACGGAAATTTCCGTAAAAGTCCCAAATAACCTTTTAGATAAATTTATCTAAAAGTCCAATGGTGGGCTGGTTGAGGGATCGAAAGATCGCCGTTACTCTGTACACGGTACGCCAACCTTGATCAGTTCACCACCAGTAATTGGCGTTGCTCGTGGTGAGTTTTAAAACTTAGTACAGAGAACATCAAAATGACAAATTCAAACCTTATCACTGTTTTCAACGGTCAAATCGCAACTCAACCTGTTCAACTGGCAAATGCTCGTGAGCTACATACATTCTTAGAAGTTAAAAACCGCTTCAATGACTGGATCAACGACCGCATATCAGACTACGGCTTTATCCAAGACGAAGACTACATCATCGTTCACGAACGCACAAACGGCAGACCACGCAAGGAATACCACATCACACTCGATATGGGAAAAGAACTCGCAATGGTCGAACGCAACGAAAAAGGACGACAAATCCGCAAATATTTCATCGAGTGCGAACGTAGAGCAAAACAACCGCAACAGATTGCATTGCCAGAACCCGAGAAAAAATACACCTTCGAGTTTACCGAATACGAACTCGAACAACTCACATGGCTCTCGTTCTCACACAAACAAATGAACGACCTACTCGGCTTGCTAATTCAACCACTCGAAGCACTCGGATCTCGATATTCGGCAAGCGTTTACAGCCACCACCACGAATATAAACGGCACTACACAGAAAGCCTAGACACCATCAAACGCCTGACCGAACCATTCAAAAAGTCAGATCGCTTGAACTGGAAAAGGGTTATCCACCGACTAACCGCATAATCTGCAAAAAATTTACTAAAACTCACCGCTTGCGAAATATCAAGCGGTGGCTTCCTACACCCAAAATTCAACAAAAGGAATGAAAAATGACAACCGCATTACAAAGCTTAACTCAAAAACTGGCAAATCGTTTTGAAATTGCCGACGGTTCAGACTTAATGACAACGTTAAAAAATACGGCATTCAAGGGCAATGTAAATGACAGCCAAATGACCGCACTTTTAATCGTAATCAGTACGGTTTAAATCCGTGGACGAACGAAATCTATGCTTTCCCGAATAATGGTGGGATTGTGCCGATTGTGGGCGTAGATGGTTGGTCACGCATTATGAACGAACACCCACAATTTGACGGCATCGAATTTACTTTTGTGGACGATAACAGTTGCACTTGTACGATTTATCGTAAAGATCGCAATCGCCCTATTGTCGTTACAGAATATATGAGCGAATGCCAGCGTAACACACAGCCGTGGAAATCCCACCCAAAACGAATGCTACGCCACAAAACGATGATCCAAGCGGCTAGACTTGCTTTTGGCTTTACAGGTATTTATGACCAAGACGAGGCAGAACGTATTGTCGAAAGCAATAAAGAGCCGATAAACGTAACACCAAAACCAACCGTCATTGAGACAGAGGCTGTTGTGCTACTTACCACAGAACAACGCCAGCAACTCGATCAACTTATCCAAATTACCCAAACCGATGTTGCCAAAGCCCTTGCGTTTTATGGTGTAAACAGCCTTGATCAACTGCCTAAGAATGCAGCAGAACATTTCATTAAAAAATTGAATGAACGTGTTGATAAGTCACAGGCTCAAAGCGAAAACTTAGGGGAAAACATACCACTATGATAGATAACCTAATCACACTCAACTGTGAGCAAGGCACAGAAGAATGGCTCACCGCACGATTAGGTATTCCTACTGCAACAGGGGTGTCAAATATCGTCACCCCAAGCGGTAAAAAATCAAGTGCGTGGACAAGCTACCTTGCAGAACTGGTCGCAGAAAGTATCGAGGGCTTAACAGAAGGCTACAAATCCACTGATATGTTGCGAGGCAATCAACTGGAAGAACAAGCAAGAATGGCGTATGAGTTCGCCACAGGCAATGATGTTGTTCAAGTTGGCGGTGTTTATCGCAACGCTGACAAAGATATGATGATAAGCCCAGATGGACTTATCCCAACCTTACGAAAAGGCTTAGAAATCAAATGCCCAAAAATGAAAACGCACGTCAAATATATCATTGAGGGCGTTGTACCCAGCGAATACATCATACAGGTGCAAGTCGCTTTATGGGTTACGGGTTATAACAGTTGGGATTTTGTCAGCTACTGCCCCGAATATCAAAAACAAACGCTTTTTATACACACCGCCGAACGCGATCCTGTGTTGATGAAAGCCTTTGATAAGTACATTCCACAATTTATTGAAACGCTGAATGCGTTTAGAATGTAAACCTAACTAAGCCACAACACAATGGCTTTTTACTACTCCCCTTTCTGCGATTGCTTAAACAGCTCAACGGCTTGAGCAATTAACAATCCTTGAGAAATACCGCACTGCTTGGCTAACAGCTCAATTTCAGCCACCAACGCTTGCGGAAGTTTATAAGTTTTGGCTTGCATACCCTTTTTTGCATCACTGCGAGCCACAATCTCACTTCTTGACAATGCCATAATAAATCCTTAATATCAGTTTTGAAGAGCAGGGAGATTTCTCCCCCTGCTTAGTTCATTCAACTTAGTACGCTGGGGAGCTAATTACTAAGAGAATGATAACTAGGATAATGTATTTAAACATTTGATTATCCTCTTCAAAGTTGGGTAGATTAAAGGTCAGACCCAGCTCGTTTTCAGCACCATTGCTGAAAACAAGTGCATTATAGATTAGTGTACTAATAAAATCAAGAAGTTTTGAGAAAAGCCATCGTTTTTACGGTGGCTTTTTTATTACAACATTTTCACCAAAACTAACCGCTTGTAGCAATACAGGCGGTTTTTTATTACCCAAAAATCAACCTCAATAGGAGAACTCAAATGAGCAATTTAACCCCATTTAGTCAAACTTTATCTAAACTCAACCGTGGAGAACTTAACGATGAATTAACCGATGTACTCGCAGAAGTCGTCAAAGCCGTTCGCCAAACACGAAAACAAGGTTCAATTACGCTAACGCTGAATGTGGCGATGTTGAATACTCGTACTGAAGATTCAATCAAGATCACACCAAAAGTTAGTCGTAAAATTCCTGAACTTGATCGTGAAGAAAGCATTGTGTTTTCAACTGCTGGTGGCGACGTGTTATTTGATGATCCAAATCAATTAAAAATGGACTTAAAAGCCGTTGAAGAAAAACCAAAAGGTACGCTAAAAGTATTAACTCCGGCTGCCGCTTAATCATTAACTTTGTATATAAGGATTTTTTATATGGAAAAAATTATTAAAGAAATCGCCAGTTTAGCAGCAAATGGTTTAAACGTAGGTGCATTAGCAGATACACCAGCAATTCTTGCTCGTGATGATTTTAACGTTCAATCGTTGGAACACTTACAAAAAGCCCCAAATCGTATCCGCCAAGCGGTTACTGTTTCCACCGCAAAATCGCTCATTGACTATGTTAATAAATTCAAAATTGTTGGTACATCAATTTTCAGTGATTTAGATACATTAAATGTTAAGGCTATTTTTGATTATCACGCAAATCCAAGTGAGGCGCGTTGGGGCGATCATACTGCCAGCTATACTTGCCCATCTTCAAAAGATTGGAAGGATTGGATTAACAAAAATAAAAGTGTAATGGGGCAAATTGAGTTTGCTCAATTTATTGAAAACAATATCCATTGTGTAGCAAGTGAAGGTAATGTAGTAAGCGGTGCTGAATTGCTGGCAATGGTGCTTTCTTTTGAAGAAACTCGCAAATCTGAATTTAAATCGGTGCAACGTTTACAAGATGGCACAATGTCATTTTCATTCACAGATGAGAAAAGTGGTAGTGGTAAAACCCGTTTACCGGAAGAAATTGTGTTAGGTTTACAACCATTCCATAACGGCGATTACTATCAAATTAAAGCACGTATTCGTTATCGTATTAAAGATGGACTATTAAGTTTATGTTATGAACTCATCAATCCTGAAAAAGTGATTGAAGATGCTTTCAACACGATGCTTGAAAATTTAAAAGCTAATATTCCTGATGTTGATTTTTATGAGGGATATTTAGAGTAATTTTCTTGGCATCAAATTAAATTAACTAACCGCTTACTTGTAACAATGTAAGCGGTTTTTATTGCCAAAAAGAACCGTTATGAAAACACTCAATCCTTTCAAACTGCGTAAGCAGTTAAATTATTATGTAACGCTCTGCTCACGGCAAGCCCTTGCCCTTATTCGAGCAAACGAACACGTTTCAGAACTTATCGCACAGAATTTCAAGCAACAGCAAGAACTAGAACAAATCAAAGCCAAATCAGAAAGCCTAGCCAAAGCGTTAGAGTTTGAGCAATTTCAGGTCCGTCGTTTCGAAGAAATCGAAAAAGTCGTAACACACGGGCAAGGGTTTAATTTTTAATGGGGACTAGGCAGATGAGCTGGTTGATTTCATTAACGTGTTTATGCTTAATTCTCAGCATCATCAAACTGACATTAAGTGTAGTCAAACAAAAACTAGGTGCAACTCTATTTTGGATAGCTCTATGCTTTATAAATATTAATTGCCTAGTTACTCAACTTTGTAAATATATATCCTAACCGCCTAGTGCGGTTTTGTTATTTTAGGAGGTTAAAAATGACTAAAGAAAACAACGGCTGGATTAGTGTTGATGACAGATTGCCTGATGATGGGCAAGAAGTTCTCATTGTATGGAATGGCGAAACAAGAATTGCGAAAGCTGATTTAGTACCAGACGGCAGAGCTTTATTTAGTTTCCGTTTTGAACACGTAGATAATGCAGAATGGAATGCCATTTATCGTTATAGCGGTGAAATTAAATTTTGGCAACCACTCCCGCCGCCGCCAATCACCAATGATTAACAAATCTTGTTGTTAATCAAAATCCGTTAAATTTGAGAAACAAATGCCCACAAACGTGGGCTTTTTTATTAACTAAACAAAGAGGAAAACTCAATGAAAAAAATGTGCAGACTTTCTGCTTTAGCTATTTTAGTCGCAAGTATCTCAGCTTGCTCACCGTTCTCTGTTGATGAGGGCGAACTAGGGCTTGTGACTAAATATGGCGAAATCGTTGAACAAAAAGGTGCTGGATTACATTGGCGTTCGTGGTTAGAAGATGATGTTGTTTTCTCTACGCGTGAAGTGAAAGCTCGTATCGGTCAATTTGACGATAATGGCGATGTAATTTCTGGTGTGTCCGCATACACGCGAGATACACAAACAGTAACAACGGCATTAACAATTTCCTATAAATTAACCGACCCTATTGCCGTGTATAAAAACTTCCGCACCACAGAAAATATGGCATCTCAGTTAATTGAGCCTCGTAGCCGTCAAGCCTTAGAAGTTGTTTTCAGTAACTACACTGCACAAAAGGCCCTTGAAAATCGAGCGCAATTATCCACTGATATTACCGCTCAAATCCGAAAAGCCGTTGAAGGCTACCCGATTGAAATCGTTTCGGTGCAATCTGTTATTCAGTTCTCGAAAGAGTATGAAAAACGAGTGGAAGAAAGTGTACAGAAAAATGTCGCTATTCAAACGGCTGAGCGTGAGCTGATTATCCAACAAAAACAAGCGGAAATCGTCAAAGTAAACGCACAGGCTAAAGCCGATGCTGAAGTTATTCAGGCTAAAGCTGATGCGGAAAAAGTTCGCTTAGCTGGCGAGGCTGAGGCAGCAGCAATTCGAGCAAAAGGCGAGGCATTGAAAGAAAATCGACAGTTAGTGGAGCTTACCGCCGCAGAAAAATGGAATGGTGTGCTACCAACCACAATGACACCAAATGGCACTTTGCCGTTTGTGAAGGTTCAATAATATGCCTCAATATATAACCATAGGAGTAAATACAATGTTTGTTTTAGGTATTATCGTAGGCATTGCAGTAGCTTTTGCTGCCCAAGCGCTCTTCCGTCAATATAAATTGATTGAGCGCAACAAAAGTGAATAATTAACAAAATCAGACCGCTCTTTATGGGCGGTTTTCTTTTGATATTGACAAGCGTCAACATTTTAACCGAAAAGACAACATACAGTCTTTTTTAAACTTAAGTTTTGTTATATCATATTTTCACTTGTCAAGCTCTTGACAAATTCAAAAGCCTTATCATTCGGTAAAAGTTACTGATTTTTAAGGTGTTTTTTCTGCACCCAAACCGTTATTTTGAGAAATGTTTATGGCTTATTCCTCGTTATCTGTTGCAAATGCCTTCATTGAGCTTGCCCAAAATGAAGGAAAAGAACTAACAAATATGCAATTGCAAAAACTCGTTTTTTTTGCTCATGGCTATACATTGGCTTTTCTAGATAGACCACTTACGAGTGATGAAGTAAAAGCATGGACTTTTGGACCCGTGTATTCAGTTTTATATAATACTCTTAAATTTTATGGAAAAAACCCTGTCCCAGAGTCATTACCAGGAATTCCTGAAATAATAAAAGATTCTGATGAAAATCAAATTATTGAAAGTGTTTGGAATGCTTATAAACACCATACAGCATACCAACTCTCAGATATTTCACATAATACAGGCTCACCTTGGGATCAAGTTTGGCAAAACGATAAATTTGGCAAAATTCCAGATAATATTACTCGAGAATATTATAAGAGACTTATCTAATGAATCGTTTTAATGTCAAGCCTGAACAAGCTAGAGCTAGAAATGAGGAAAACCCTTTAAATCGTATTATTGATGGTTCAGAAGACTTAGAAGAAATTGAAAAAGCTTATAAACTACTTGAGAAACAAAATAATAATGAACTACATGGTATTCGTAAAAAGCATTTAAAACAGCTATTCATTTTGACCTGTGTTTGGTCTAGCCTTGTGGCTTTCGTATTAATATCAAATGGTTTAAAACGCTTATGGTGGTTTCCAACACCTCCCTGTTTAGAAGCATTAAAATTTGAACTAGATAGTTCTGTTATGATTGCCTTTATTACATCAACTACAGCTACTATAATTGGTTTATACACTATTGCAGCCTATTGGCTTTTCAAGAAAAAAGAATAATTTGACAAAAAAGGGCATTACGCCCCTTTTTGAGATTGCTCGAAGAGTTCAATCGCCTGTTCAAGCACTTTACCTTTTGAAATGCCTAGCTCAACGGCTAAGCGGTCGATTTGTTCTGATACTGATTGATGAATTTTAAATGACTTGGTAACAATCCCACGTTTAGCTTCACTGCGAGCATTAATTTCTGTTCTTGACAATGCCATTTGAATTACTCCATAATGTAGTTGTTTGAAGAACTAGGGAGCGGTAACTCCCTAGTAAGTTATCGGATTAGTAAGCTGGTAAAGACCAAAGTAATAAAACGATAACTAGGATAATGTATTTAAACATTTGATTATCCTCTTCAAGCGTAGGGATTAAGCCCTACACTCGCTTTCAACCCTAACTTTCTGACGGTTTTCCTGTTGAAAGCGAGATTATTATAATGTATGTTTACATACAAATCAACAGAAATTTAAAGAAAGCCTACAATTTATTTTGTGGGCTTTTTTATTTGACAACCGCCCCCCATTCAGTTTAAACTGCCCCCACTTTCAACAGAAAGTCGGGATTGGTCTCCTGAATATCTCAAAGGCGGTAGAAATGATAGACGCCTGAAGCGTCTTTTTTTATACCCGAAAACAGCACATCAACCTTTTTCTGAAATTTCAGAAAAAGCCCCAAATAACCTTTTTGACAAATTTGTCAAAAAGTCCAATGGTGGGCTGAATGGAAGTCCGAAAGGACGCCGTGTACCTTTGAGAGCGGTAAGACCAATTCTGTTCAGTTCACCACCAATGATTGGTCTCTGCGGTGGTGAGTTTAAAAACTTATCTCAAAGGACAATCAAAATGACAAATTCAAACCTTATCACTGTTTTCAACGGTCAAATCGCCAATCAAGCAATTCAACTGGCAAATGCTCGTGAGCTACATACATTCCTAGAAGTAAATATGCGTTTCGCAGAATGGATTTGTAACCGCATAACCGACTACGGCTTTATCCAAGACGAAGACTACATCATCGTTCACGAACGCACAAACGGCAGACCACGCAAGGAATACCACATCACACTCGATATGGGAAAAGAACTCGCAATGGTCGAACGCAACGAAAAAGGACGACAAATCCGCAAATACTTCATCGAGTGCGAACGTAGAGCAAATTCGCAAAATGAACAACAAAACCAACCGCTTGTAAAACCCGAAGTCCGCTATCCGGCATCGTTTACCGGTGCGGAAATCTACAGCCTCGTTTGGCTACTTATCTCACACCGCAATATGAACGACCTACTGGGCGAGCTAGAACAACCTCTAGCAGCCATCGGCTCAAACTTCCACCCTGCGGTGTACAGTCATCATCGAGAATACAAACGCCTCATTGATGAAAACTTACCAATCCTTAAACGCCTCATCGAACCGTTTAAGGAAAGCAACCCAATTGAATTTGAGCGTATCAAATCACGATTAAAACTTAATTAAACCCAAAACCCAACACCGACCGCACATTGCAAAAATCGTGCGGCGGTTCCCCACACCCAAATTAAGAGAAAATGACGATGAAATACGCAAAAATCCTACTATTTTTAACCGCTTTCTACCTCGTAGCCGACCACCTCGAGTTATACAACGACTGTGACGGCTACATCTGCGAAACCCGAAATAACCCACTTATAGGAGAAAATGAATGACCGAAACCATCAGCGTAAACCACCGCACTTTTCAAACGCTCGCCATACAGTCATTACGCTACTGTATGGGACGTAGAACCTTTGCCGTGATAGATTGCGTGAAGTTTATTCGTGAACACTGGCAAGACCTTACCAAACACGCCAAAGCCATCATCATTCGAGATTTAGATGAGGCTCTACAATCCCACGAAGACGACCTAAGAGACAATAGAGGATATTGCTACTTAGGCGACCAGTGCTACTACCAAAAATGGAAAAACCTAAGAGAATGGATCAACGAACAAGCCTAGCGAAAGCTAGGTTTTTTATTGGAGGAAAAAGATGGAAACACAAAACATCGTAACTAATGAACAGGTATTTGAAAAATTATGTGCTATCGAAGAATTACTACTGAGTCCTCAAATAGAAAAAGGTTTGTGGAGCATTAAGGATGTTGCTAATTATATGGACCTATCTTATAGGCACGTTTATGAAAATATCGTAACAGACCCTCGTTTTCCAGCCCCTGTGGATATTCCTGGAAAAGATGGAGCTAAGCCCAAAAAACTATACATAAAAACAGAGGTTATCTCTTACTTTGAAAGGCACAAACAAAAGAAAAATAGAATTTAACCTAATATCCCTGCAACATCACTCATATCAGGGGCATAATAAGTATTCAATAATATTTTAATATCCCTATGCCCTGATATTTTAGCCAATGTCATCACATCTACTTTTTTAGCTAATCGAGATAAGGCTTCCCGTCTTGTATCGTGGAAATGTAAATCTTGATCTGCCAAGCTGGCCAACTCTTTCATCTTACGAAAGATTGCATCGTGAGAACTTGACTTAACTTGAAAAACAGTTTGATTACACTCAGATTTCACTTTTTCCAAATGACGCAAAATCTTAATTGCAGTAGAAGATAAAGGAACTGTTCTCGCAAAGCCATTTTTAGTTTTTGGTAAAAATGCTGTTGATTTATTAAAATCAACATCTTCCCATTTCAAATTACAAATCTCACCGACCCTCATAGCTGTTTCGATAGCAAATAGAATAGACGCTCCCACTCGACTAATCATTGTTTCTGGCTGCTTATCAAAATCAAATCCAGATACAAATAGCAATCTATCTATCTCATCTTGAGAATAACGCCTTGTCCGTGGCGGTGGCTCTTTTGGTTTATCAACAAGGGATAATGGATTACTTTTTAGAAACTCCCACTTAATTGCTTGTGAAACAACGGCAGATAAACTAACTCTTTCTCGAAGAACACTTAAAACAGATACTTCGGTTAATCTCTTGTTTTGCCATTTCTCAAAATGCTCTTTGTTTAAATCTTCTAGCTCAACACGCCCTAAAGGTGTTTTAGCAATACGATTTAATCTCAAACTTTCTTCTCTTGCTCCACCTTTATTTACAGTCACTTCCGCAACATATTTATCAATTAATTCTGCAAAAGTCATCTTAGGGATAGAGCTATATTCTCCAGCTTCAATTTGAGATTCAACACTTATAGCCCATCTACTCGCCTCTACCTTAGTTGAAAAAGTAGCATTTTTACGAATACCTTTTTTATTAATCTGTACTCGCCATTTATCCCCTCTTTTAATGATGGTAGCCATATACTTTCATAACCTCTGGTGTAATTCGTGGTGTAAATTTGGTGTAATCGAAGTATAAACTAGAATAAAAAAGAATAAAATAGGCTCAATTAACTATATACAAAAACATACTGTATATTACTGTATTTAATTCATAACTAATTGAAAAACAATGGTTTTTTGGAATAAAAAAAGCCTAGTCGTTAAACTAGGCTTTTGATAATTGGTGCCTGGGCGAGAACTGAACCAATGCAATAACATTTTGATTTTTAATAGATTTATTAAATTGTAATATATTCTGTGTTACTAACTGTGTTACTAACCTGTGCGAAAGGCTACGATAAGCAGTTAAAAAAATACCGAAATCTTCATTTTTTTAGTTCAATTTTATGCTTAATAAATTATTTTTTTTATTTAAGTGTTCACCTCTTCATAAATCTTTAAAAAATATATATAAATCAATAATTTAAAGGGTGAATACTTTATTTTTAAGTCTTCACCAGTGTTCATCAGTGTTCACTTATAAAAAACTGATATTAATTCAAATTGATTTTTGTATAAAAAATCACCTAAAAATAAAATAAATTGTAAATTTATCTATCGTTTCTTTTCGCATCCCAACTATAAAAATTCCCTTACTTTACAACGAGTTATAAGCCTATATATTGTGTTATGGGCTTATTGTAAGCCGTCTTAATTAAGAGGGTTTTTATGAAAATTCACAATCAAATTAGAAAAGAAGTAATTGATTTTCTGACGGAGCATTTACAGGAAATTTATTACTTTCATAACGGTTTACCGAAGATTATCGATACCGATAATGGATTACCTTTAGTTGCGGTGTACTTAAATGATGCTTCAGGTGAACCCGTTACTATTGGGCATTCTGAATGGACTGCAGATTTAATCATTCTGACTTACTTACCTTTTTATCAAGGAGAGGAAAAACTAGATGAAATTAATGAAAAAATTAATGATGCCATTCTATTTAAAGACTTTGAAAACTTTTCTCTAACTGCTGATTTTAATCAGTCCTATGATTATGAATACGACACTGAAAATAATGTGTGGGTAAGTTCAGCTTTAACCTTCCATATTCAGTATAAATTTCAACAACTAAACAAATCCAATTCAGGAGATGAATAATTATGTTCAAAAAATTATTAGAGTTACGCCAACAAAAAGCACAGATTGAAACAGAAATGCGTTCAATTTTGGAAAAGGCAGACAGTGAAAAACGTTCAACCACAGAAGCAGAAGGTTCGAAATTTGATGAATTGCGTTCACAAGCGGACGGTTTAACAAAAGAAATCGCACGTTATGAAACTATCACCGATGAGCAACGCAATCAAGCGGGGCAACAAGTAGAAAATTCTAAAACGACCATCGGCGATGATGAATTGCGTCACTGAATTAAAACAGGTGAATTGCGTTCACTGGCGACGAATACTAATGGCGGGGCTGATGGTGGTTATTCGGTAATCCCTCAACTTGATAAGAATGTGATGAAACGCCTTGCAGATGATTCTGTGATGCGTCAAATCGCTAACGTGGTTCGTTTACCAGTGGGAGCTAGAGAGTATAAAAAACTCGTATCGGCTGGCGGTGCAGTAGTCAATCATATCGGCGAAGGTGAAACCCGCACGGAAACCGCAACCCCGAAAATGAATGAAGTAACAATTTCACTGCATAACATCTATGCTTATCCGAAAACCACTCAAGAAATTTTAGATTTTGGTGGCGTAGATATTCTTAGTTGGCTCACCGATGAAATTACAGAATCTTTTGCAGAAACAGAAGAAACGGACTTAACCAATGGTACAGGCACAAAACAAGCAAAAGGCTTCTTAGCTTATCCACGCACCACGGCAAACGACAAAACCCGTCCATTTGGTACACTGCAAAAAATGGAAGTAGTTCCATCTAAATTAAATGCAGATGCATTAATCGATCTGCTTTATTCATTGCATAGTAAATACCGTAAAAATGCTGTATGGGTGATGAACTCTCAAACAGCAGGTACTTTGCAGAAGCTCAAAAATGGCAATGGTGATTATATTTGGCGTGATGGTTTACAAGTGGGTGCTCCATCTACTCTTCTTGGTTTACCTGTGTACTATGTGGAAACAATGCCAAATGCTGAAGGCACAAATCCATTCTTGGCAGTGGGTGATTTCAAACGTGGCTACACGATTGTTGATCACGAAACAGGCACACGCACAAAACCTGATGCAATCACAGAACCAGGCTTCTATAAAATCCACACAGATAAATATCTTGGTGGTGGCGTGGTAGATTCAAACGCTATCAAAGTGTTAGAAGCGAAAGCATCTTAATCCATAACAGGGGCGTAATAGCCCCTTTTTGTCTTTATGGTGGCAATAATGAAAGATTTAGAAATTAGATCCACAACCCTTTCAACCGATGGCGAAAATAAAAAATTAGTGGGTTATGTGGTGCAGTGGAACAAAGAAAGCGAAGTGTTATGGGGTGAGTATGTAGAACGATTCGCCCCGAATGCTTTTTCAGACAGCATAAAAAGTGGTAAGGACGTGCGGGCGTTATTTGAACACGACCACACAAAACTATTAGGCAGAACGTCAAGCGGAACATTAACACTTGCAGAAGATGCAACAGGGTTACGTTTTGAGCTGATTCCACCCGACACACAACTAGGGCGTGATTTATTAGTTAGTGTAGAACGTGGCGATATTAGCGGAATGTCTTTTGGTTTCAGAACAGTAAAAAATGAGTGGGATTTTAGTGTAGAGCCGAATTTAAGAACCGTACAACAAGCGGAACTGGTGGAAGTGACTGTAACAAGCATTCCCGCTTACCCTGATTCAAGTCTTGAGATTTTGAAACGCTCTCAAGCGGTAGCAAAAGGCGAAAAGTTTACACATTGGCAAGATGAAAACCGTCGTAAATGGTTGGCGGTATTGGGGGCGTAGATGTTCGGATTTTTCAAGAAGAAGCAAGAGCCTGAAACCCGAAGCCTATCTATTGATGAAGTGATGGCAACAATGGGAGCAACTAACACAGGTGCGGGGGAATTTGTTAGCCCACATACTGCAGAAGCGTTGCCCGCTGTATTAAATGCGGTAAATGTAATCGCTCAAGCGGTAGCATCTATGCCTTGTTATTTGTTTGAAGTAACAACAGATGGACGGAAACGCATAGAAAATCATAGCGTTGAATATCTGCTTAATGAAATGCCAAACCGTAACCAAACACCATATCAGCTCAAAGAAGTGATGATGCGCCACTTGCTTTTAAATGGTAATGCGTATGCGGTGATTGGTTGGAATAATAAAGGACAACCTGAAACATTAACGCCATTTCCACCCTATTCCGTCAATGTTCAGCGAACCCTAAAAGGCGATTATCTTTACCAAATCACCGACTTAAACGGCAAAGTAAAAAACTATTTCCAAGATGAAATTTTACATTTGCGACACGCTTCTAATGATGGCTTTATGGGGCGTTCGCCTATTACCGTTTGTCGTGAAGCCGTCGGGTTAGGGTTAGCCCAACAGCGACACGGATCGGCAGTAATGAAAAATGGCTTAATGGCGGGCGGTATTGTTACAACGTCCGAATGGTTAGATCAAACCAAAGGGCAAAAAGCCTTAGAAGCCTTGAAGCGTTATCAAGGTGCGAAGAATGCGGGTAAAACGCCATTGCTTGAAGGTGGAATGGATTACAAACAGCTAGGGATGAGTAATCAAGATGCGGAATGGTTAGGCAGTAGAAAATTCACTATTGAAGATATTGCCCGCATTTTCAATATCAGCCCGATTTTCTTACAAGACTATTCGCATTCAAGTTATGCGAATTTCAGCGAAGCAAGCCGAGCATTTTTAGGGCAAACACTAAGACCGCATTTAGTCAATTTTGAACAGCAGTTAAAAGATGCTTTGATGATTGATCTCACCAGTAAAAGCCGTAAACGCTATGTTATTGAGTTTGATACAAGCGACCTATTGCGAACCAATCAGCAAGAACGCTTTGCGAGTTATGACACCGCAATCAAGTGCGGAATCCTTAGCCCGAATGAAGCTCGTAAGCGTGAGGGGTTACTTCCTTATGTTGGTGGTGATGAATTTAGTCAAGCGTGGAAACAAACGGTAGAAGTTAAAAAAGGCGGTGAAGATGGCAAGAATGGTTAAGGCTGGCACTTATGACAAGGTAATTACTCTGCAGAAACAAACCATAAATAAAAATAGCTATGGCGGAACTATTAAAGAATGGGCGGATGTTAAAACGATTCGAGCAAGTGTAGAACCATTGCAAGGGCGGGAATATTTTAGTGGGCCTTTTTTAATGGGTGAGAATGTAATAAGAATTCGTATTCGTTACCAACCTGATTTACAAATAGACAGAAAAATGCGTGTGAAGTATGGCGGAAAGTTCTTTGATATTTATTCGGTAATCGATAGCAAAGAGCAACACCGAGAATTACAACTTATGTGTAAGGAAGGAGAAGCACACAATGGCTAAACCTAAAATAAATCTAGATGAAATAAAAGCCCATTTACGCATAGAACACGATCTTGATGATGAACTACTAACCTTATATGCGGACACGGCTCTAGAAGTAGCACAGAACCATATCGGCAAAACGTGGGGAGAATCAACCGCAGCCGAAACGGTACAGTTTACGAATGGCATTAAGGTTGGTTGCTTAATGTTTATCGGGCATCTATATGCGAACCGTGAAACCGTGAGCGATGTTCAACTGTATGAAGTTCCATTCGCCATTAAAGCCTTATGGAATCCATACAGAGAAGTAGCAATTTATTAAAGGTGGTACAGAATGCCAATGCAACCTTTAAGGCGTTGTTCTTTCCCTAATTGTCGTAATCGTGTGAAGTCTGGCAGATGTGAAGAACATCAAGAGAAGAAGCAAGACAACAGATTACCCGCAAGCAAACGAGGTTACGATCATAAGTGGAGTAAGTATCGTGCTGAATACTTAAAGCATAATCCTTTATGCGTGATGTGCTTAGCGAAAGGAAGCTACACACCAGCGACAGTAATCGACCATATCAAGCCCGTACAGAATGGGCAAGCTGATCCGCTCTTTTGGGTAATGAGCAACCATCAAGCATTATGCCGTGATTGCCATAGCTACAAGACAAGAGTAATAGACAAACGAGGATATGGAGCGAAGAAGTAAAAGGTATGGGTTAAAGCACCATACCTACAACAAACTTAGTTATGGTGATATGACCACAACTGAAACATCTCCTCAATTTTGAGGAGATAATAATTTAATACTTGAACCGTGTACATATGTACACAACTGACCCAACCAAACTTGGTTAGGTTCAAAAAATGAACGGAACTCAAATTTTAGTTTTGCGGAAAATTTGGACAGGTTGAGGCAGTGGGGGGGTTGAAAAGAAAAGCCCAACCGCTAAGAACCGCCCCCCCACTCAATTTTTACGCACGGCAATTTTTTAGAAAATATAGGCATTCCCGAAATAATAGGGAAACAGTTCCCGAAAAAGTAGGGAGTTAAAGGAGAATAGTAAATGGCAACAAAAACACCTAAAGCCCCAAGTTACTTAGATGAGATTGCTAGAGAGCAATGGAAATTAAAAATCAAAGTACTTGCTGAACGTGGTGATATTACTGGCGAAGATTACACCAACCTAGAACTATATTGCGTGAATTACAGCCTTTATCGCAAAGCTGTTCAAGATATTGCAGAACGAGGTTTTAGCATTACAAACAGCCAAGGCACAGAAGCACGCAACCCCGCACTTACTGCAAAAAGCGAAGCTGAGAAAATCATCATTAAAATGTCGTCTTTGCTTGGTTTTGACCCTGTAAGCAGACGTAAAAACCCAATAGACACCGAAGAAACAGACGAAATCAACGAGATTTTAACGATGTAAATAGCTTATGAGTGAATGGAATAACTACGCTTTAGCGGTTAAAAATGGCGAAATCGTGGCTTGTAAACGTATCAAACAAGCCGTAGATCGCTATTTTGCGGATTTAGCAAACCCTATCTACTATTTCGATACCGAAACAGTAGATAAATTCATCAAGTTTTCCAAGCTATGCCCACACGTTAAAGGCTACCTATACGGACAACCGATAGAGCTTTCAGACTGGCAAATCTTTCTCTTTGCGAACCTACTCGGCTTTAAATATCGTGACAGCGGATTAAGAAAATATCGCTCTGCTTACGTTCAAGTAGCCCGAAAAAATGCGAAATCGACCATAGGGGCAATACTGGCTAATTGGTTCTTAGTGATGGAAAAAGGACAACAAGATATTTACACCGCCGCCGTCAGCCGAGATCAAGCCCGTATTGTGTTTGATGATGCAAAGAAAATGGCAATGTTATCCAAACCATTAAGCAAGCGATTAACCATTCAACAGCACAAAATGCTATTTCTGCAAAAAAACAGCTTAATGCGACCGCTTGCAGCTAAATCATCCACTATTGAAGGCACAAACCCAAGTCTTGCGATTGTCGATGAATACCACCTACACCCCGATAACAGCGTGTACAGTGCATTAGAGTTGGGGCAAGGGGCAAGACCCGAAGGGCTTTTATTTGCGATTACGACCGCTGGCAGTAACACCATTTCAGCGTGTAAACAGCATTATGATTACTGCTGCCAAATCTTAGACGGCACAGAAAAAAACGAAAGCATCTTCATTCTGATTTACGAATTGGACGATGAAAGCGAAGTGGACGACCCGACGCAATGGATCAAAGCAAACCCCAACATAGGCAAGTCTATCCCCTATAAAGATTTTGAAAACACCATCACAAAAGCCCGTGGTATTCCGTCCGAATGGGTGGAAATGCTTACAAAACGCTTTAATGTGTGGTGCAACGGCTCTACACCGTGGCTAGGCGAAGGCAACTAGAAAGCGTGCGGGCGAAGCTATGAAGAAGAAACCTTACACGGTAAGGCGTGCTATATGGGGCTTGATTTATCTTCTACGAACGATATTACCAGCCTTTGTTACATTTTCCCGACTGAAAACAACAAAGTCAGACTACTTACACGGCATTACATTCCCGAATATCAGATTCAAAATGTGGCTAATAAAAATCGGGCCATCTATCAGCAATGGGTGCGTTTAGGTTGGTTGAGAGTAACAAAGGGCGACTGTATCGACTACGACAAAATCCGAGATGATATTTTTAACGATGCAGAAAAGTTTGAAATCAAAATGATAGGGTTTGACGTATGGAACGCCACACACCTACGCACACAGCTACAAGGCTACGGCTTAGAGGTTGAACCATTTCCACAAACTTACCAACGTTACAGCCCCGTTGCAAAATCTGCTGAAGTGCTGATTAATCGCCAAATGATAGAACACAATGGCGATCCTGTACTTGCGTGGGCGTTGTCAAATGTCGTAATGGAAAGCGATGCGAATGCCAACATCAAGCCAAATAAAAAGAAATCTGCGAACAAAATCGATCCAGCAATCGCCTTTTTAATGGCGTTGGGAACATATCAGCTTGAACACGGTGATTTAGCCTTTGAAATGACAGCAGAACAAAAGCAAGCACTGGCAGAATTTAACGGGATTGATTTATGAGATTAGAAGAATACTACTTAATGATTTATTCAGTGATTTTATACATTATTCTTTTCTATGGGAGTTTATAAAAATGAAATGCGAAATTGCGAAAAATAACCCTTTAATAATGGATCTTGCTATTGAACATTATATTTCAGGTAACAAAACCACATTTACATTTATGAGCTTATGGAGTGATGAAGAACCTTATTCTAAAAAAGAACTGATTAAATGTTTAAAAGAGAGAATTAAAAAGATTGAAGCATTAATATTAGTTTTGCCTACGATTGGCAATGAAATGACATTAAAACGCCTAAACAAAGCATTAAACATATTAAATAAACAGGAGAAAAAATAATGGCTGGCTTTGCAGAATTATTATCAAAAAAAATAAAAGCTCTTCAAAATGATATTCAAAAAGCACAGAAAACAGCAATGAGAGAGGCACTAAAAGAAGGGGCTAAGACATATAAAGGGATCGCCAAGCCTCTTATCCCAGTATTAGGGAAAAGCACAGAAACAAGGCAGAAAGGTACAGTAAAAAATAACTTAAGGCACAGAATTAGAGTAAGAAAAAATAGTGGTGGTGGCTTAACTGGTAAACTTACCCTTAGAATTAGACGAGCTGGCGGCAAGAAAATGGCTCCCGTTTCTGCAAACACCAAAGACAAAACAGACCCGTTCTACTGGTTTATGCTTGATCGTGGTACTAACAAAATGCGAGGCTCTCACTTTATGGCAAGAGCCAAATCAGCAGGGGAAGATAAAACACTTTCCAAAGTTAAAAGTGTGTATCTGCAAAAAATGCATCAAGAGATGAAATGATGGAGATAAAAAAAGCGGTGTGGATGCACCGCTTTTTCATTATGGCTTTTGATTTACAGGCTCGGATAAAAGTATTTCAAATCACAACCCATTACACAGCCTACGAGGCTTTAGTTATTAAAAATATTTTACCCTCTGCTTTATTCAAGCATTGGAAGTATTTTATGCAAAATCACATTGAAAATCAATCTTTAACTGAATAAAATAACAGTAATCAATTCACCAAATTAACGCACCTAGGCTGATCCCCGAAAGCAAGACACCTTATCTTGTTGGTGCGTTCCTATCATAAGGGCTAAATGCGAAAGGGGCATTTTATGAGTGTTGAAGTAAAAAATATTTCACAACTATTCAAAGAAAAATATATTGAAATAATAAGCCTTGATAGATTTATTGAGCTAATTAAAAGTCAAAATAAATGTGTGGCAATAGAATTTATTATTCAAGTCTTAGAGGCTGGAAGAAAAGAGTTATTGAAAATACAGCGTTACACTCCATTTATTTTAATTAAAAAAGACCATAGACCAGTAAATATTTATGAAGGTAAATATGTTTATGAGTTCAGTGAATTAGAGTTGAATTCTGAAAATTTAATTATATTGAATGATTATGCTGGAACCTCATATTCTTTTAATGGACTATCCTATATTGATTATCCTATTGATAAATTGATTGAAGATTTGAACCCATTTGGGAATATAGAAAAGGTTAAAGAAAATGTTACAAACTTAAAAAGAAAGTTAGTTGATTATAATGTTTTTATGTTGGTCAAAGATGTAGATGCTTTAATAGGCGATATTAACATAGAAGATAAAGATATTTTCTACATAGAAAAATATCGTGAAATAGTAATGGCAGATAGGTCAGAAGAATTTTTTGAGAATGAAGAATATGAAAAAAGCCAGCTGGATTTAGAAAACGAAATTGAACAGCTTAGAGTAGAACTTGCCGAAAAAGAAAAAATAATTAGAGAGTTGTCAATACTCCAATCCACCAAATCCGAAAACAAACAAAAAGAATTTATCAAAGCGTTATTATATATTCACTACGGCGCAGAGGTTGCAGAAAAACCACGTTCCCACATCTACGATCCTAATATGAGCAAAAAAAGCCGTGATGGTAAAATTCAAAAAGATTTTGAGCTACACGGCTTAGAAAAACATCTTCCCAGCGGTAAAACGCTAGAAAACTGGCTAAAAGGAATAGAGCTAGACACGCAAGACTAAAAACTAATCAAAACTGGAAAATTCTGGAAAATACTGGAATTTTCCAGTTTTTCATTTTTACCTTCCTAAAATTCCCTCCGTGCGCACATCAAACAACGATAGCAAAATTTAACATACGGAGGACACACAATGCCAAATTCTCAAATCAACCTACCACCAAAACCCGAAGCTGTACAAGCTGTTTGGGGTTCTACCCAAGATGTTATGACAAAGATTTGCTGTAAACGCACCAAACTCAGCAGTTTAATGAACGAAGATGCGAGCTTTCCAAAGCCGATCCGTCTTTCTAAAAACCATATTCGCTGGAACCTTGCAGAAATTGATGCGTGGATATCAGCACAAGAAGCCAAACGAGCTTAAGGGGGAATGTATGGAAAGAAAGGCAACACAATTTCTAAAAGTGTTACGCCGTTTAATTTTCTCAAGCATTAGCGGACTGGACGGCTACGCTATGAATATGACTTCAGCCCGAAATTATGTCAGCAGACTTGAACGTAAACATTTAACCGAAAAAGTCAAACGCATCCGAGAAAAAACCGTAGATGGAACAGGCGGATATTATCGCTATGAACTTGCCAACCGTGAGCAATTAAAGCAAACCATAGCGATTTATAAAGCGAAAGGTGGAGAACTCACCCAAGCAGAAGAGCAACAAGCCTATGAGAGATTTAAGTAATGTGGGGTGCGAATGACGAAAAAGAAAAAGCTCCAAACGAGCAACCATTCAGAGCTTTTAATTCCGCACAAGGCGAACATATCGGCACAGGATTATAGCATTGTTCGATTTATTAGCAACTTATTAACGACAGTAAATATAGGGGGAAGTATGAGCGAAGCAGGTGCAGACAAAGCAGGGCAAACCATATCAACAGGGATTAAATTCTTTCTATGTTGTGGGGGATTGGCTCTTTTGGCGGTTGGCGTAGCTTTTGGGTATTACCTTATTAAATAACCATAAAAAAACCGTTAGGAAAATAATCCTAACGATGAAATAAAAAAGCGATCACCGAAGCGACCGCCTTTTTTACCTATATCTCACCATTGCTAAAAGTGCCCCGAAGGGCAAGGGTTATTATATGACAAACATTAAAAATATTCAACAAAATACACTTTTAAATGAATTATTTTCACTTTACAAGAATCAAACAAAGATTTACGCTTTAGCCGTTGTAGCAAAATCTACAGCCGAGCGTGGAAACTCGAATAATTTATACACGGCGGACAATAGCACGCCTTTTAACCGTGCTTTTTTTGTTCGTAGCATACGCACACCTAAAGAAAACGCCTTGAGCGTTGTTTTCTCAATGGTAGAGCGTATCGGGCAACGTTTAATCGTTGGCTACTTTCCGTGTATGGTAGTTTTCCACCCCGATACGTTCTACCGCCAAGCGTGGAAACTTGCGGTAGTTCCTAAAATCATTTACACGGAGCTATTAGCTATGATCTACAAATTCCTATGCTTAAACCGCACTAAGCACACCTACAACCAAGAAACCTTATACATTCAAGCCGACAGCGAAGAGCAAGCACGCTTACAGCTATCTGCGGACTATCGCCTATTGCTTGACCGTCCTATTGCAAAATTCCGAGCAAATCAGACCGCTTGCGAAGTAAAAGGGGGTTTATATGCGTAATCAAAACAAATCTACTACATTCACCCTGACAGGTAACTATCAAGACTTTAACGAAGCTATTACACAATTAGGTTAAATCCCTATAGGAAGCCTACACCATCTTAGAGCACGTACAAAAAACCTTAACCGATGAGGAAATGTTAGACCACTACACCGCATTAAATGGCGTTTTGGCATTAATGAGTAAAGGCTTAGATGACTTGGCGGAGGTTTAGAATGAATAACCCATACCAACTCACAGGCTACACCGCCAACGGCAGAAGAACGCTACTAGGCACATTCGACAAGCACGGGCAAGCGGTGGCGGAAATGCAATCACGAAAAGCCGACCAGATGAATGTTTATATTGAATTTCGCATTGCTAAGGTTTACCAGTATCAAATCAACTGCTTCAACGACAAAGGCGAGCTAGCCAAATGCGGAATATACCAAGCCAAAGCACAGGCAGACCTAGCCTATCAAACGCTCAAGGCACAATACAAAGCCGTTGAAATGGTTTACATAGGAGGGCTAGGCGATGAGTAACATTCAGCACATCAAAATCCCTTTATCGTTGTTAGACCGAATGAACGTAGACCACGCGCGCATAAATGCCCAAATTAACGCAATGGCGGACAATCCGACCGCTTACACAGGTGAGGTATTAAAACACGCCCTAAGCGTTATTCAGTGGCATTTAAGCGAACAATCGGAGCAGTTAGTAGTATTACAAAGACACGTTCACAGAATTAATTGTCTGATTGATAAAACGGACGAGATTTTAAGCGAACAGGAAGCTAAACAAGCCTTTACAGCAAAATCCTATGAAGCCTTAATTCGCCAAGATGAACGCTTATTAAGGGGGAATGTATGAGCAAAGAATTAAACTGGGATAATTTCAATGAAACCGAATTGAAGGCAATTTCAATTCATACAAGAAACGTTCAAGAAGGTACGAATTTCCCAACGTTCCCATTTTCTGCCGCAGTCTTTGAAGAGCTTGCAGAACTTTTATCAGGCGTTGCAATGATGAAGCCAAATTCAGCCTTGACTATGGTGGATGAACTCGATGCAATAAATAAAGTCTTGCTAAGAATCTCACCTACTCCACAGACAAAGGATATTGAAGAATTGACGAAGTTATACACGGATGAAGAAATACAGCAAAACTTACTTGCTTGTAATGTCTGCCATTTCCTTGTACAGCAGTTTTTAAATATGAAAAGACAAATGATAACAGCACTTGAAGTAGTGGAAGAAATGGAAGAATTAGGGGGAACAAATGCAACAAAACACTAAACTAGCACCCTATTTCAAAGCACAGTCAAAACAGTGTAACCGCTTGAATGATTGGCTTATTTTGGTGGGTGAAGGTGCTTACTACGCTTATTTTGACCGTAAAAAACAAGCTGGCAAAGGTGAGCAATGGCAATTAATCCGAGATGCTTATAAATTTTCAACAGATAGGCAACCAGTGATCTTAGACAGCAAAAGTTTTGCAGAAATTGATCGCTTGTTGCTTGCTCCAACTGAACAGGCATTTATCAAAATCTTTCAAGTGGGGGAAATCCCCACTTTATCAGAAGGTAATGATCTAAAAACTCGTATATTGTTAAACCTATCTAAGCATAATCCAAATGTAAAAACAGTGGAATGGCTGGATGCGGCATTACAATCTGAAAACTTAACTCCATACATTGAACGCATTCGACAAGGTGAAGCAATGGCGGAAAGTGTGGTGGATGTTCCAAAACTGAAAGAAAATGATCGCACTAATGAAAAAGCACGTGCTTTTCGAAATTGGATTGGTCTAGATCTTGCTCTGCAACGTGGCAACAGGGATATTTATGCTTATGATGGTAAATTATGGAATAAATTAGATTCGGATGATTTAGAAGAAAAGGCGGTAGCATTTTTTGAAGAGCATCAACTAGGATATAGTGACAACACTATAATGAGACTAATCAATACATTAAAAGCACAATTACCAAGAATGGCGGATTCATCAAGTGATGTAATTGCTTTTAAAAATGGGGGTTTAAATCGTTATACCTTGTTTTTTGAACCGCATAATAGATCACATTGGCTGACTGCTTATATACCGCAAGACTATGATGCAAGTGTAACAGATACCCCGATTTTTGATAAATGGTTAGAGTTTGTATCAGATGGGGATAAATCCAAAGCCTATAATATTCTGGCTTCACTCTATGCCATAGCTACAAATCGCTATAACTGGCAACTTTTCTTTCAAATAACAGGTGAAGGGGGAAGTGGTAAATCTATATTTGCTGATATTGCAACGTTATTGGTTGGTGAAAAAAACACTGCATCAGGACGTTTAGAAAATTTTGACGACGAAAGAAAGCTTGCAGGGTTTGAAAACAAAAAACTAATTCTTTGCCCTGAGCAAACAAAATATGCTGGAGATGGTGGCGGAGTAAAAGCAGTAACAGGTGGTGATTTGATGAGGGTAGATCCTAAACATAAAGCCCCATTTAGCACAAAAATAAAAGCTGTAGTTATGATTGTGAATAATGAGCCTTGTAAATGGACGGAGCGTAATGGAGGCGTTGAGCGTAGAGCCGTCAATTTTAATTTTTCTAAAGTTGTTCCTAAAAATGAAAGAGATCCTGAATTTATGGATAAAATAACAGTGGAAATTGGCGGTATTATCAAAAAGCTGTTAAATACCTTCATAAATCCATTAGATGCAAAGAAAGCACTTGAAGAGCAATTAGAAAGTGATGAAGCTTTAGAAATAAAAATGCGTTCCGATCCATTGTCTGCCTTTTTTAAGTATTTTTATACAACAGATCAAACGGATGGGATGTATATCGGTAATGCAACAATGGGAACAGTAAAAATGAGAACACATCTTTATTCTGCTTATTTAGCTTATACAAGGGCTTTAAACATTGCAGAATTAGGTCTAAATACTTTTGTTTCAGGTATGGAGCAATCCCTAAAACAGCATAAAAATAGGTATAAGCTAATAAAGAAAAAAAACAAAATAGGCGTCAGAACAAACATTCATTTTAAAGATATTGATGATTTTATGTCTGATGTTCAAGGATAAGAAAAGCGGGAATTTCCCGCTTTTTTATTAATATAACCCCATGGTATTCACCAAAAGGTGATGACTGGTGAACACAAAGGTGAACACTTAAAACACACTAACATTATGATTTTAAAAGAGAAAACAGCAAAGGTGAACAGGTGAACACATTTTTTATAAAAAAATATTATAGGCTTTGTTTTTTTACATCAAATGTTAAATCCATACCACAGGATTCGCAGTAATCTCCGATCAGTTGCATCACTGATTTTCGCTCTTCTAAGTAATCATAACGGTTGTAAGTATTTTCTAAATCGTCCCCACCTTCCAATAAATGAGAAAGCACTGTTTCAGATACATTTCTTTCAATCTTTTGAGATGCTAAAAATGTTTTTATGAATGCGCGTATTCCATGAGCAGTAAGCTTATTTTTATATCCGATTCTTTTTAGAGTGACGTTTACAGTAGCTTTATCCATTGGCTGATTATTTGAAGAACGGCCAACAAAAACAAAACGGCTATCTTTTGAAAAGAATTTCATGATTTCTAATAATTGAATGGCTTGAGAAGATAAAGGAACAGTATGAGGGCGTTTTTTGTCTGCTTGTCCTTTCATCTTTTCTTTTGGAATGTTCCAGAGTTTATTTTCAAAATCAATTTCTGCCCATTCTGCATTAACAGCTTCCTTTGGACGTAAAGCAGTTAAAAACGACCAACAAATCAAAAAATAAGTTTTCTTTGATATTTGAGAATTTGATAGGTCTTGAAATAGTTTTGGTAATTCAGAAGGTTTAATTGTGGGATTAGGTTTTGATGATTCAATATAAAAGCTTTTAATAGCCAATCTGCAGTTATGGCTTTCTATGATTCCTTTTGTAACAGCATGATCCATAATAACGCTAACAAGTTGATGAATTTTTTTCAGAGTATTGCTTCTATCCGCTATTTTTTCATACACGATCACAAGTTCTTTTACCTTTATTTCTGAAACGTGCTTTTCTCCAATATAAGGGAAAATATGATTTTCTAATCTAGTCCAATTCTTTTCACGTGTTTCTGCATTTTTTGCTTTCTGTTTGTAAATACCATTGAAATAGCTTTCTGAGACTGAATAGAAAGTATCTCTAATTTGGCTTTGAGCTTCTTCTTGTTGTCTAAGTTTCTCAGCTTGTGGATCTATGTTTTGAGCAAGTAAAGCCCTAAATTCTTCACGTTTCGCACGAGCTTGAATCAGTGAAATTTCAGGAAAAGAGCCTATCCTTAGATTAGTTCTTTTTTTTGTAAGAGGGGTTAAATAATTAAAGAGCCAAGTTTTACTTCCAGTGGGCCTTATTCTCAATAGTAAACCGTCCCCATCATGCAGACTGTATTCTTTATCTTTGGGTTTGGCTTCTTTAATTTCCATTGCTGATAATCGTGTAAATTTTCTTGCCATGAGTATTTTCCCAACAATTAAACGGTTTTTGGATAGTAACACAAGATTGTTCTGTGTTACTAACTGTGTTACTAAAATGTGAGATAGGTAGCGATAAATTACGATATAAAAAGATAAGAAAAAAGCCTTGAATCATTGATATTCAAGGCTTTATTTAGTTTTCCCGATAAGCTGCGAACAGCTACGTAAGGTCAAATGGTGCCTGGGCGAGATCTGAATTGTATTTATATCATTTTGAAATATAAAGGTTTTTATTGATTAAAATTTGCATTTAAAGGAATTATACCCTTATTTGTACCCTTATTGTCAAAAATCACACCTTAAATAGACATCATCAACTCAATATGAAATTTCCAATTTGGCGGATTATACCACAAACAAAAATGAACTTAAATTTGTAAAACTAGATACAAAAATGCCTACAACTTAGTATTGTAGGCATTTTTTTAAGAATTGATATATTGCTCTATATCTGACAATCGCCAACGAACAGCTCTACTACCGCAACGTTTAGGTTGAGGAAAAACTCCGTTTTTTATGTGTTTATAGATAGTTGTTGATGATAATCCTGTTATAGCTATAACATCTTTAAGCTCCAAAAGTTGCTTAATTACATTATTGGTCTCTACTTGATTATGTGAGTTCATTTTTTTCCGTCCTTATATATTGTCTTATGTTTTGAACGGCTACAATTAAACAGCATATACTTATAGATAAAAATCTATATAGATGAAAATAACACCTATATAGATCTTGTCTTATTCATTTGAAATGAGAGGATTTAGCAAATTTATCTCTTATATTGCTTTCACTCATACCTACATAACCTTGATATGTACTAACGAGATAAAAAATCAATTCTTCTTGATTTTTAAATTTATTATCACTTAAACATACCTCTTTTAGAGCAAGAATTAAATTCAAATAAGATGTTTCTGATTTTCCTTTAATCTCTTTTCCTATTGATACTGCTGGGGTGGCACAATTAAGTAATAAATGATCTAGTCTAGGCTTATCAAGAAAGAGATTATGGTACTCTGATGGAATGTAATCTTTCGCAGTACCTACATTAGAGGTTACATTGGTAAAATTATCTCTGATGTACTCTAAAGCAATAAATAGAAAGTCAGGATTGCTGTCCTTTGCTATACAATTCAAGTCGTGAAATTCATCAAAAGAATAAGTTTTAATTCCATTATTTTTTATCCAATCTTCATAGAAATAAGGATTATGATAATCAGAATGCCCATAACAAGTTAAACGATAACTATATGGCTTTAATATAATAAGCAAATGATTAGCTATTTCACTATATGCTAAATTAGCATTCCTCAGCTTAATATTATCCATAAATTTGATTATAGATATATATTGAGAAGTACGCTGTATCAATAATTGATCGATTTTTTCTGTTAAATTTATCATAGTAATAGCCTACATAGATAAGTTTGTATTCATTGATAGTAAAATTTTATCATAGATTTTGAAAGTTTTTCTGTCATTGTTTGCCTACAAACTTGTATCACAGAAATATACTTAGGAAGTATCCCCCTATATCGCTATTTTTCGGGTAGGTAGTCGGCTTTGTCAATGATTGATCTATCATCAACACGACAGACAACAGAAGAAGAAACACAAAAAACTATTTTTAATTAGCTAACAACTGTACGCTGAATAATTATTCAAAATACAAATCTAATAAAATCAATGACTTAACTGATTTTTTATTTAACATAATAAGGAATTATGCGAAATAGTCTGAATAATTATGCTATTTATAGTGCATAGTTATGCGTTTTGATTAAGATTTAGCCTACATTACAAGCGGATTGCAACCGCTCAAAAGAACAGATCGAACATCAACAAATAAAGAAATAATAAAGTAAAAACATCACATCTAAAGCATTAAAACAACACATACAACAACGAAAAAGGTAATTTTGAAAAATTTACAGACCCAAAGCAACAGACGCTATGAAGTCGTAAGGATTGACAGATCTGCGTTGACAGATTAAAAAGTAATCAATTTGCAAAGATCTGCATTATAACTTAATAAATAATAAGTAAACAAATAATAAATAAACCATTGCCATATATAGAGTATAATAAAAATAATAATAATAATATTATATATACTGTATATATATACAGTATGTCAATTTTTAACGTCAATCTCTTTTGTCAACGTTGGATCTGTTTTCTTTATTTTTTTCTTTTTTTTGATTTTTTCCATTATACTTTATACTTTTTCATAAGTTATTGATTTTAAAAGGAATTTTGCCTATTTTTCCTTATACTTTGCCTTATTCTTCATTAAACTTTAGAAAAAAGTTAATAAAATCAAGGACTTACAAAGTATAATACGCTTTCAAAAATGCCTATTTTAATCAATATTTAATAAAATCAACTACTTATCTTTTGCCCTATCATTGACAAATAGAAAACAGATTAAAATTTAAGCAACCAACAAAGAGATTTATAAAAATCTATATTTAAGTATCATTTTCTGCCTGACTAGAACTAATTTACCCATAAAATCATAAAAATTCCTAGATTGTGGATTAAAATCAGAAAACGATAATTTTTCTGCTCTATTTTCCATTTTTTCAAAAAGACGTAGGTAATAAGCCTTAAACTTAGAAAATTGAAATTTTAGCGTTTTAGAGCGGTAGAATTTGATTTTTTAAGTCAGAACTAGATATTTACAAGCATTAACAACAAAAGGTTGAATTTTGAACAATTAATGTGAAGAATGAACAAATTGGCGTGTATTCATCTTACAGACTGGTTTATAATGAATTCGTTGTAGTTTGTACAATTAGGTATGATCAGGGAGCTTATAAATGAAAAAAATTTTATTTCCTTTAATTTATTGCTTAGGTGTTACTGCTTGCGCTACTAAAGGTGTGCTGTTTGAAATGGACAATCAAGGGGATGTACTTATGAAACAAATGGTTGCGGGTATGCAATCCAAAGAACAGTTAATTGCAATGGGGATGACGGAACAAATGGCTGAAAATTCTATCAAAGCTAGCTGTGAGGGAGTAGCTAAAGCAACCACTATTAGTTCTTTCAAAAGTTTTCAGTCTAGTTCTCCAAATCGGATAAAAGATCATATTACAATATCTACGGATGATCTTGTATACCGAGCAACACAATGTATGCAAGCATTAGGGATCAGTACTAATAGTAGTGAAATTCAAAAATTAAAACAAAATGCCGAACTTCAACAAAAACGTTTAGATACATTTAAAGTAAGATAAAGTCAATTTTAGCTATGCTTAGTATAGGAGTATCTATAATGTTACTCCTATATAAATCCTTTTATTACGCTATTTCTACTGCTTTTAGTTGGCATTGCTCAATAAAATTTCCCCACATTTGTAAAGCGTCTTTTCGTTGTGGGATATATTCAGCCTCATTATATACCCCTCTAATTCCTTTAATTGCGTGGGCTAGGCATATTTCTATAACATCAGGCATAACTCCTTTTTCGTGCAGATATGTACTAGCTATTTTTCTCATTCCGTGAGCAGTTTGACGATCTCTATACCCCATATTATCCCTAATTGCTTTATTAGCTGTTTGACTATTCAAATAACCATCTTTAGCTCTTGAGCTGTAAAATAAATAAGGTTTATGGCTAGATAATGATTTAATTTTCTTTAACAAAGATAGTGCTTGTTTTGACAAAGGCACAATGTGAGCTATGTTTTCATTTGCTTTTGTCTGTTTCATTTTATGGGCAGGAATTACCCACAATTCTTTATCTTCATCAATATCAGTCCATTCTGCTGTTACTGCCTCATTAGGTCTAACCATTGTCAAAAGTTGCCACTGAATAAGATATCTAGTTAATAGATCTGTATTTGAGTTATTTAATTTATATAAAAATTCAGGTAATTCATCAGGCTTAATACTAGGATTTTTGCCTCTTTTTGGCGGTTCAAATGCTGTTGCAATTTTGACACAAGGGTTTAATGGTATAAGAAATAAAGAATAAACAGCATAGTTTAAAATAGAATTAAGTAATTTTACTGATTTCCTATACATTTCAGCTTTTCCCTGTTGATAAGGAATTTCTAAGGCTTTTTTAGCTAATGCAGGCGTAACATCACTAATAGGATAGTTTGCTAATATCGGAAATAGATAGTTTTCAATAATTCCCCAATATTTCTTCAACGTTAGATCTTTTATCTTCCCTGCTTTGTTTTCTTTCCAATTCTCAGACACGCTTTTAAACGTATTAGTTACTCGTGATAGTTCATTTTTTTCTAATTGTTCTCTATGTTGTTTTGGATCTATCCCTTGAGCGATTAAAGTCAAAAATTCATCTCGCATATCTCTTGCCTGAGCAAGAGATATGCTAGGGAAATTACCTAGACTTATTTCATTCTCTTTATTGGTTATCGGTCGTTTATATCTAAACCGCCAATTCTTTACATCATTAGATTTGACTAGTAGAAATAAACCGTTACCGTCAATTAGCTTGTAATTTTTCTCTTTGGGTTTAGCGTTATTTACTTCTGTGTTTGTTAGCGGTTTTGTCATTCTAGCCAT